TCTCTGGATGAAGAGGGTATTGAAAACCTCATGAAGATTATCTCTACACTAGGTGAGGATACAAACGTATTTGTTATCTCACACAAGAGCGAACTCGAAGATGCACATTTCCATCGTAAGATTGAGTTCGTAAAAGAAAAGAACTTTAGTAAAATAAAGGCTTGACTTTAAATGAAACTGGGTGTATAATAGACCCAATAACTTAGAAAACCGAGAGGAATATATTATGGAATTATCCGACACTACGTTGAACGTTCTCAAGAACTATTCAACAATCAACCCGAACATTGTTATCACTGAAGGTAACACTGTTAAGACCATTTCCGTTGCAAGAAATGTTCTATCCAAGGCAGAACTCACTGAAGAGTTTCCCGCATCATTTGGTATCTATGACCTGACAGAGTTTCTAAACGTACTGTCGTTGGTAGATTCACCACGACTCAAGTTCGAGAAGGACTTTGTGACCGTGGGAGATTCTACTGGTCGTTCGTCAGTGAAGTATTTCTTCTCTGACCCTGAGATGTTGACATCGCCTGGCAAAGATATTAATATGCCAGATGCGGAGGTTAAGTTTTCCCTAGATACTGATACGTTGGGTAAAGTAAAACGTGCCGCTGCGGCCCTTGGTCATGATGAGATTTCTATCTCACCGACTCAAGGTGCAGTTCGTCTATCTGTCATCGACAGTAAGGACGCAACCAGTAACGCATTCTCTATTGATGTAGAGGGTACGTATCCCGATGAAGTTGATTTCAACTTTATCATGAATGTTGGTAACCTAAAGGTTGTCAACGAAGACTTTGATGTAAGTATCAGTTCGAAACTTATATCACAGTTTGTGAGTAAGCAATCTACGATTGAGTACTTTATTGCGCTAGAAAAATCATCGACATACGGAGCATAAAATGGCAAAAGCACAAGCAACAGAAAAAGACCACACGTCAATCTACGAATTGGGAAACAGGGTTTCTCGTTCAACAGTGGCGGTAATCGACACGGTAGTACAACGTGGTGGTTTCAAAGGTGAAGAACTATCAACCATTGGTCAATTGAGAGACCAAGCGGTTCAGATTATTCAACTCTGCGAAGAGTATCAATCTGACCAAGATGTGGATAGTTCAGAGTAAGCGTTGTTGTTCTAATGACGTGGGGGTGGGTGAGTTCCTTTCCTCTCCACCCCCGAATTTTACTTGACTTTTTGTTTCATATCGTGTACAATGTACATCTTATGAAACACTTTTAATATTATGGAGACACTATGTCAAAAGAATTCCTGTGGGTTGAGAAGTATCGACCCCGTCTAATCGGAACCACGGTTCTGAATCAAAACCTAAAAGATACATTCCAAGCGATTGTAGATACAGGTGAAATCCCAAACATGATGTTTACTGGTACTGCGGGTACTGGTAAGACCACGATTGCACGTGCAATCTGCGATGAACTGAACATTGACTATATTGTCATCAACGGTTCTGAAGAAGGTAACATCGATACCCTACGTGGTAAAATCAAACAGTTCGCTTCGTCCGTCTCGCTCTCAGGCGGTTACAAGGTTGTAATCCTTGACGAAGCGGACTACCTTAATGCACAGTCAACCCAACCCGCACTGCGTGGTTTTATCGAAGAGTTCTCTCAGAACTGTCGATTCATCCTGACTTGTAACTTCAAGAACAAAGTAATCGAACCCCTACACTCTCGTTGTAGTGTGTATGAGTTCAATACATCCAAGAAACAAATGGCTGGGTTGTGTGGTGAGTTCATGACTCGACTTCAAATCATCCTAGATGCAGAGGGTATCAAATACAATAATGATACTATTGCGGGACTGATTGGTAAGTATGCACCAGACTGGAGACGTGTACTCAACGAGTCACAACGTCATTCTATCTCTGGTAAGTTGGAAACCACAGTACTCATTAATGATAGTAATGGTAACTATAATGACCTTTTCCTATCACTAAAGAACAAAGACTTCAAGAAGATGCGTAGTTGGGTTGTCAACAATATGGACACCGAACCAGCCGCAGTTTTCCGTGGTATCTTTGATTCTATGGAAGGTAAGGTTGCACCAATGTCTATTCCTCAACTGGTCTTGATTCTCGCTGATTATCAATACAAGAATGCGTTTGTCGCTGACCATGAATTAAACCTTGTCGCATGTCTGACTGAATGCATGGCAAATGTGGAGTACCAGTAATGCACCTTATTCGTAATGCACTTCAAACCCCAGACGGGACTATACTAGAGTCTACACATAGACATGACTATAAAGAATACACCGATGCCAATGGTAAACACTACATGGTTGACGGTGGTCTGGATTACGTAAGACGTACTGTTCACGATGACCAGATTGATTTGTGTGAGTACGATGATGCACCACATGAACGTCAACGTAATATCCTTAAATGGGGTACATATGGTAAGGACGGTAAACAACCATTGCAGTACAAGACTATTGCAGAGATGGAGACCGCACACTTAGAAGCTGTTGTTGAGATGGTTGGTGTCTCTCCTATACTGCACCAATGTATGGTTAACGAGTTGAAACTACGTAAGGAAGAATTATAATGGCAGACGCAATTTCGATGGAAGAGAAAATCATGAGAGCGTGGAGTCTTGTAGAAGACCTAGATTCACTGACCAAGTATGTCGGTGATGACCCATACTTCGAGGGTATGGATGCTCACAAACAGGACAGACTCTTGAATGTCTTGATTGGTGTTCGTGAGTTAGCTGAGATGCGAATGCAAGATTTATGGGGAAATTTCGAAGAGTTTATCGTTGACTATTATAAATACAAACGTATTGCAGAGATTGATAACAAAAAATGACAATGCCTAATGAACGAAGAGAATCAATAGAACGCACCGAGAAGTTTCTGATTGACTTGTTGAACCCCAAGGTAACTCCAAGAGTTCCTAGTGAGGTTCGTCAACGAGCATACAGTTGTCTCAGGCATTTCCCACGAGAGTATGATATGGAACGTGCCGCAGAGACTTCTCCAAAAATCTTTGGGGAATGGAATGACTAAAAAGAATCCAAAAATACCAACAAACGATGGTGACGAATACGATGCATTCGGTTATGGTAGAAAAATGTATTGTTACCTTGCACGAAGTGGTGTTGCCAAAAGTATCAAAAGAAAGTATAATAAAAGATTCAGAAAGGTCGGTAAAGCGAAAGTGGTGAAGACATTAAATGAATAAGTTGTGGACAGTGTGGAAACATGCACTCGGTTCTTTTGATGAAGAAGACGGGTATGATGCCCAGAATGAGAATTACATCTCATACATTCGAACGTTCATTGTTATTTCAAATCTCGCTTGTGTATATCTCATAATGATTAACATTATTGTGGGGTGGTTATGAGTAAATGGTGGAGAATCTGGGCAAAAAGTCTTGGTGAGAAAGTCGGAGAGACTGACCAACAAGCAAACACCATAGCAGTCATTCGGACTGTTTGGTGGTTAACACACATGGCGACATGTATTTTTATTATTTTAAATGCGATAGCAAATCACGGTTGGAATTTAATATGAGTGGATTTTATCAAGAACAAGTAGAAGAGTTCATGATGCAAGGGGAACAGAAGTTTCCCCAAGATATCAAATCAGACATGGCAGACCTGTACATGTCTCTAATCACAGAAGAGTATAACGAAACATGGGAAGCATTCCATAAACGAGACATCGTAGAAGTTGCGGATGGTCTTGCGGATATGGTGTGGGTCATTATGGGTATGGCATCCGTATTGAATATTCCCTTTGATGCAGTCTGGGATGAAGTTAAGGCATCTAATATGTCTAAGTTCGTTGACGGTAAAGTCGTTAAGAATGCAGACGGTAAGATTATGAAACCAGACGGATACTTCCGTCCTGACATAAAGAAGATATTGAAACTTCAGAACATAGGGTGGCCATCATGATTTCTTATATAAGAAACAATCAAGTGGCAAACGAGGATATTGAAACTGATATGTATGGAAACCGTGTTCGTAAGGATACTGGTGCATATGTTATTGTCATAGCAAGTTCAGAAAGTCCACCAAGTCACAAACCAATCTCATTGACCAAGGTTGATGGAAACTGGGTTCCTATGCAGATGGAATTCAATTTTGGATAAGTGGGATGACGCACATCTAAAAACAGCAAAGGTTTACGCAGAGTTATCATCCGCCCGAAGAATGAAGGTTGGTTGTGTTATCGTAAAGGATAACCGTATCATCTCTATTGGATACAATGGTATGCCAGCTGGGTGGGACAATAACTGCGAAGATGAAATAAAATCTGGTAATACTGGATACGGAAGACAACTAAAAACTAAAAAGGAAGTACTACATGCGGAAGCGAATGCGATTACAAAGGTTGCAAGGTCAACGGAATCGGCGGAGGGTGCAGTTCTCTATTCCACATGTGCTCCCTGTATCGACTGTGCAAAACTCATCCACCAAGCAGGAATCACAAGAGTTGTCTATGACCACAATTACAAATCTAGTGAAGGATTGACTTTCCTTGAGAAGTGTGGTATACTGATTGCAACTACCGATGAACCAGACCCTACCAATTTGCCTTGGCAAAGGAACCTTGTACCATGAACCCATTTGATTATGTAAACAGTATTAACTACACCAAGAAAGATATCATGGTGACCCCCGAAGACGAAAAGGGTTATGCATCTTTCATGGTGAATCGTTCACTGTCCTATTTCTCAGACACCGTAGTGATTGCGAATGAGATGAATAAGTTCCACCACCTAGACTCACGTCTACAATATCAGTTTCTTATAAATATAATTAGGAAACGCAAACGTTTCTCTAAGTGGGTAAAACCTGAATTAGAAAATGACCTTGAGTCGGTGAAAACATATTATGGATATAGTAATGAAAAGGCACGCCAAATACTATCCCTTCTATCACCTTCCCAAATCAAAACAATAAAAGAAAAGGTGAATAAAGGTGGAAGAAAGTAATTTAGTATCATGGAGTCCCTTGAACATGTTAGAGATAACTCTAGCAGAACCCGATGACTTCCTCAAAGTACGTGAAACTCTGACCCGAATCGGTGTCGCATCACGTAAAGAAAACAAACTATTTCAATCATGTCATATACTTCATAAGCAGGGACGATACTATGTTGTCCATTTCAAAGAGCTGTTTATACTTGACGGAAAGAAAGCAAATCTAGAACAATCAGATATCGAAAGACGTAATACTATTGCGACTCTATTGTCTGACTGGGGTCTAGTAGAGATTCAAAACAAAGAAGTTGCACAAGACTGTGCGCCTCTCAGACAAATTAAAATCATTGGTTTTAAAGAAAAGGAACAGTGGGAACTTTGTCCCAAGTATAATATAGGCAATAAATGAGTCAGTGGATATTTGACAAGTTATCCCCTTATGCTATTCGATTTAGAGAATGGTCTAAGGGTAAGACATGGGTACAAATACCGTTATGGATTCTTATTGCATGGATGTTAGGATTCGCTAATCCTTACTGGTGCGTGTATCCTGTTTGTTGGATTCAGTAATGTTCGAAGAACACAGAGAAGAGATTCGCAATAAGAAACACTGGTGGTCTAAGATACCTTTCCAGTGGGACTGGAACGAAGCCCTTCGTTTGGTTGATACCCATCCAGAAAAACTATATGATTGGAATAGGGAGAAACAGAGACTAGGATTGAACTCGTTTCATAAACGACCATCTGCACCAAAGGTTGCAGCTGAAATCGTTAAGGAGATGGAAGATTTCTTCGTAGACCCCGCACCAAAGAAATTTGAGTACGAGAAGGGAGAACCCCAAATCACAAACATTGCGTTTTGTGGGTTTGGTCAGTTCTCTGGTTCGTACCCAAGACATAAGGACAGTATGGATGTATTCCTACTCCAAGTAATCAATGAGTGTAAAATCACTATTGGGTACACGGAGGAACCAACGAATGCAGACGAAACTGTTGTTATGAAACCAGGCGATTGTGTATATATCCCAAGGGGTACATGGCATCAACTGGAACCAACGGTATCTAGAGTTACCTTCTCATTTGGTTTTGAGAGTGACCCTGATACTGACCCAAAATACTTTATATAAAGCTTGACTTTAAAGTTAAAGTTCTTATATATAGTAGCGTGTTACAATTTTGTGACACATGCGTGAATGCCGATAATCGGGTTCACGTTCATCTTGCTAAATTAATATAGGAGATAAAGCGACATGACAAATCTAAAAGTAGGTAAACAACTTTTCCCACGTTCAGCATTTATTGGTTTCGACCATTTATTTAACGAACTGGAATACGCAACCAAACACGCTAACGACCATTACCCACCTCACAACATTGTGAAGACTGGTGAAGATGAGTTCGTCATTGAGGTAGCAGTTGCGGGATTCACACAGGACGAAATAAACGTTGAACAAAAAGAACGCTCATTGACCATTAGTGGTTCACATGAATCTAGAGACCGTGAAGTAATTCACAGAGGTATCTCTACAAAAGCGTTTAGGAGACAATTCAGACTTTCTGAGTATGTTCTAGTAACTGGTGCTTCACTAAAAGACGGTATCCTTGCAGTAACATTGAAGACGGAAATCCCAAAAGAGAAGCAGCCTCGTACAATTAAAATATCTTAATTGCGAGGAAATAAAATGACAACCGAAGCTAAGTTAGAGCTTGGTTTGTTTGCTGGAAGCATGTTCTTAATGTTTCTTGCACTCATGCCACTGTTCTAAAAAGAGAGAAGGGGGAGGGAAACTTCCCCTTTCATTACACTATGAAAGCATATATGATTGCAGACCTGAACAATCCAACTTCTGTGAAGTATACAGAGATTGCATTGGAGTCATGGTCTAAACAAACCTTACTTGACATTGAAGTAGTTCAGTGTTACACTCCCGATACAATATCAGAATTGGAACCCCTCTATAACTGGCAACCCTTGCAACATAAGATGCAGAAGGGTAAACACAGTTCCTCAAGCGAGCGAGCGGGTGACATCACTCATTGGCAATACATACAACAACGTGCCAATAGTAGAGAAAGATTCTTTGTTATGGAACACGATTCGTATCTCGAAGACCCCGAAGAATTCAAACGACAATATGATTTCACTATGGAACATGGACTGGACTACGCAAACCTCGGTCTATTCATGTCTTGTTATTCGTTCTCACGTAGAGCGGCATTGTATATGAATGACTTGTTGTTAAAATATGAGTTCCCATTAAACGGTGGCCCCTATGGTTGCGTGGAAAGATTGGTGAAGACTTACCTGAGTCATGATGGTAAAGGACAGAATCGTCAATACACATTCATGACCCATCACCCCAACACTGAATGTGTGGGTGTCGGTAAAACCGCAAAAGAACTCTACGAAGTGTACAACAAGAAGGCAGCTACTTGTAAGTTCACTAGGTCAACAACTCAAGTAATATCTAAGTCTCTGGGTATAACCCAAGACCACGAAGGAATGAAAGTCGAACCTTGGAAAAGGTCTGACGGCTCTTTTAAAGTTATTGCTTGACTATTGTCTCCGTATCCTGTATAATACAGTTAATCAATAGGAGATTTCATGGATTTTTATACATCAATTGACCGTTACGGTTCTACGCTTTTGTATCGTGGATATAAGGATGGTCAACGAGTAAAGAAACGTATACCATTCAAACCTACTATGTACGTGAACGCACGTCAGAATAGTGGATGGACTACACTGGATGGTTATCCAGTAGAACCCATTGAGTTTGAGACTATGCGTGAAGCTACTGAGTTTCAGAAGCGATACCAACACGTGGACAATTTCAATGTCTACGGACAAAACAATTTCATCTCACAGTTCATTGCACAGAAGTTTCCGCACGACATTAAGTTTGACCGTGACCTTCCTGTAATTACTACAATCGATATCGAGGTTCAGTCTGACCAAGGGTTCCCCGAACCTGACAAGGCAGACTATCCTGTTACCGCAATTTGTACCAAGTCTAGTAAGGAAGAGTTCTTCCGTGTCTGGGGTCTGGGTGAGTATACTCCCAAAGAAAACTGTATCTACACCAAGTGTGATTCAGAGTTGCAGTTGTTGGACAACTTCCTAGACTACTGGCAGAATCATGGCGCTCCTGATATCGTCACTGGTTGGAACAGTAAACAGTTTGATATACCATATCTTGTTAACAGAACAAGAAAAGTAATTGGTGATGAATCGTGCAAACGTTATTCGCCTTGGGGTGTGGTATCACCTCGTACTGTTCGTGGTAAGATGGGTATGAAAGATGTGGACACCTATGACCTCATGGGTATTGCACAGTTGGATTACTATGACCTGTTTCGTAAGTTCACTTACAACACACTGGGTCAACAAGAGTCCTATCGACTAGACCATATCGCACACGTTGTACTGGGTAAAAACAAACTCTCGTATGAGGAACACGGTAACCTACACACGTTGTATCAACAAGACCACCAGAAGTTCATTGACTATAACATCCGTGATGTTGAGTTGGTTGACCTGTTGGAAGAGAAACTTGGATTGATTACTCTTGCGATGACTATGGCCTATCGTGGTGGTTGTAACTATGAAGAAGTATTTGGTACGACCACTATATGGGACACCATCATCTATCGTATTCTAAACCTACAGAAGATTGCGGTTCCGTCCAAGACAGAGAAACCCAAGGGCGACTTTGCAGGCGGTTATGTAAAAGACCCCCAAGTAGGTTCACACGACTGGGTGACATCCTTTGACTTGAACTCCCTGTATCCTATGATTATTGTTCAATACAATATGTCACCTGAGACAGTAGTCGATGGTCTGGTAGATACTGGGGTGGAACGCATGTTGAACAAGGTTACCAATACGGTTGGCCCCTATACTGTCGCACCATCTGGTGTTCGTTTCACCAAAGAGAAAGAAGGTATTATCCCTAGTGTGATTCGACAGTACTATGCAGAACGTAAACAAATCAAACGTGAGATGTTGGATGCACAACAAGAGTTTGAACAGACCCCGACCAAGGCACTGTCAAACAGGATTGCGACACTAGACAATCAACAGATGTCAATCAAGATTCTTATGAACAGTCTCTATGGTGCATTGGGTAACAGATGGTTCAGATACTTTGACCAACGTGTTGCGGAGTCTATTACTCTTGCGGGTCAGTTGTCCATTCTATGGGCAGAACGTGCGGTCAATANNGAGATGAACACTNTACTCAAGACTGACGAAGACTATGTGATTGCNATTGATACTGACTCGGTCTACATGCGTATGGGGCCTCTGGTTGAACAGTTCAAACCAAAAGACCCCGTCAAGTTTCTGGACAAGATATGTTCCGAACACTTCGAACCTGTACTGACTAAGGCATACGCTGAACTTGCAGACTATACNAATGCATATGTGAATCGTATGGAGATGGGACGTGAGGTTATTGCTGACCGTGGTATCTGGGTGGCAAAGAAGAGATACATACTAAACGTCCACAATAATGAAGGCGTCCAGTACGCAAAACCCAAGATGAAGATTATGGGTATTGAGGCAATCAAATCATCGACCCCACAGGTTGTGCGTGAGAAGATGAAAGAAATGTTTCATCTCATTGTAAACGGTTCTGAAGATGACACACAAAAGTTCATCTCCACCTTTAGACGTGAGTTTACCAGTCTACCCGCAGAAGATGTTTCATTCCCTCGTGGAGTGAGTGACGTTAAGAAGTGGAGTGACCGCAAGACTATCTACAAGAAGGCATGTCCGATTCATGTTCGGGGCGCTTTGTTATATAACAAGTACACCAAGGGTATGCGACACGAGTCAATCAAGAATGGTGAGAAGATTAAGTTCGTCTACCTGAAAGTTCCGAACCCAATAAAAGAAAACGTAATCTCATATCCACAGAATCTACCTCGTGAGTTGCAACTGGAGAAGTATGTTGACTATGACAAGATGTTCTCTAAGGCATTCATTGACCCACTTGAACCTATCCTAGATGCGGTTGGGTGGACTGCGGAACCATCATCATCATTAGATGATTTCTTTGGATAAAGGCTTGCCAATAAAGGGGTGACATGTTATTATAAACACAATGAAATATTCTCTTACTATATTTAAGAATACCTATGACAACCAGACCCATCGTGGTATGGACATTGATACATGGGCAGAGTTTGAGGAATTACTATATTATATGTTCGATAAGGAGGGCAGAAAAGGTGGTAGAGATTCTTCTGTTCTTATTAGTCCTGCTAGTTATCTTTCCGATACTACGAGGAGCAATAAGAATGTTACTTTATGGGGTGGTTGGGCTTGTCTTGATGTTGATGATTTCCTACTACGTGGGACTTCCGATACTAGTCCTGTTGAGCAACTAAAACTTGAACTACAGGAAAAGTTTGGACGTTATCATTATGTGTGTTATAATACTGCATCGTCTACCGAGAAACAACCGAAGTTTCGGTTAGTGTTTCCGTTGACTAGAACAGTACACACTAAAGACCTGCCGCATTTCTGGTTTGCTATGAACAAACAGTTCGATGAACTGGGTGACAAACAGACCAAAGACCTGTCACGTATGTACTATGTTCCCGCACAGTATCCAGACGCATACAGTTTCATTTTTACTAATGAAGGTGTGCATCTTGACCCTGATATGTTGATGAACAAACATGCTTATGTGTTGCCTGAAGGTAAGTCCTTTATGGATAGGTTACCACCTGAGTTACAACAGGCAGTGATGCAACATCGTAAAGATTCGCTCGAGAACACAGATATCAATTGGACATCATATCGTGATTGTCCATTCTTTCCACGTAGATTGGAGAGTGAGTATCGTGCAATTAGTGGCACGGGTTGGTATCACAAGATGTATCAGATTATGATTGCACTGGCTGGTAATGCAGTTGCAAAGGGTTACCCCATCTCTGCTAATCAGATTGCACAGATGTGTACTGAGTTAGACATGGAGACTGGTAACTGGTATGAGAACAGACCACTTAATAAAGAAGCAGACAGAGCATTGGAGTACATATATCGTAATGGATAAGTGGCAAGTTATACAGGGACGTAAGTCTGAGAAAGATAAGATACTCTTATATCAAGGCAAGGCAGTCGCATTCCGTGACGTTGCTATGATGTGTATCTTCTTTATGGAAAACGAAGACAATCTATATCCACCATCCAAGGGATTGAAAGGCGCAGAGATGTTTAAAGACTATATAAAGGAAGTACTGGAAACTAGAAGAGTTCCTACAGATAGTAAGTACGCCATAAGAAAAAATCACGGAGTGGTAAAAGTATAATGGGCAGAAAGATTTTAATTACAGGTGCGGCTGGATTCATTGGTTCGCATCTTGCAGATAGTTTATTGGATGACGGGTTTGATGTTATTGGAGTGGACAACTACAATGACTATTACGACCCACAAGTAAAACACGACAGAGTACAATACTTTGGTCACCAAGTTATTAAGTGTGACCTAAAAGACTTTGATGCTCTTGATTTGGTGTTTAATGAACATCGACCAGATATCGTTATGCATTTGGCTGCCCGTGCGGGTGTACGTGATTCTGTTGGTAATGAACAGTTGTATCATCATGATAACATCATTGCTACACAGAACCTTATTCAAGTATGTAAGATGTATGATGTACCCAAGGTTGTCTATGCATCCACTAGTTCGGTCTATGGTGGTACACCTATTCCCAAGACTGGTTGGACTGAAGACGAAGTAACTGGTCACCAGTTGAATCCTTATGCGTACACTAAGTACTGTAACGAATGTCAATTCAGAATCTCTGGTCTGAACAATGTTGGATTAAGATTCTTCACGGTCTATGGCCCGTGGGGTAGACCTGATATGGCATTGTACCAATTTACGGACAGTATATGTCACGGTCATCCTATCGAAGCATTTAACTACGGTAAGATGAAACGAGACTTTACCTATATCGGTGATATCATCGAAGGTATAAAGATTGCACTATTCTCTGATATTGAATCAAATGAAATATTTAATATTGGTAGGGGAAAGCAAGTAGAACTTATGCATTTTATTGATTGTATAGGTAAAGAACTGGGCAAGAAACCAGATGTGTTCCTTGCTCCTCGACATCCTGCTGACACTCTAGAGACATGGAGTGATACGTACAAGTTGAGACAACTGGGTTACAAACCCAAAGTTAATATCGAAGTTGGTGTTGCAGCCTTCGTTCGATGGTTTAAAAATTATTACGGAGTTAAATAATGAGTGAAGTAGATAAAGTCGATATGGAAGAAGTGTATCCTAAGATGCGTATTGGTATCGTAGGTCATGGATTTGTTGGAGGTGCGGTAGACTATGCGTTTACTCATCCAGACATTGAGAAGTTTTATGTAGACCCCAAACACGGTACTACTATCGACCAACTAGTAGACTGGCAACCACATGTAACATTTGTGTGTGCGCCAACTCCAATGGCCGAGAGTGGATTTATTGATGCGTCCATTGTAGAGGATGCGGTACTGAAGTTACTGGAACACACTGAAGGTGGAGTTGTTGTTAAATCAACAATCACACCAGACATTGTAGACCGTCTGTTCTCTTCAGTGTTTGAAGATGATGTAAAACGATTGACTATCAATCCTGAGTTTCTGACTGAGTCGGCATCTAAAGAACAATTTGTAATGGCGCCTTATCATATCATTGGTGGACACCCTGACGCATGTCAAGGTCTCGCACAGTTGTATGAGGTGTATAGTTTGTGTACTGCAAATGAATTTATATTCTGTAGTGGTTCAGAAGCGGCATTCATTAAGTATGGTGTGAACGCCTTCCTTGCAACCAAGGTAACGTTCTTCAACCAAATGTATGATGCAATTCAAACATTCGGTTGTAACTATCCTACTGTTGTCAATGCGATAGGTAAAGACCCACGCATTGGAATGGGTCACACACGTGTGCCTGGCTATGATGGTAAACGTGGATTTGGTGGCGCATGTTTCCCCAAGGACACAAAAGCGTTTACTATGTTCGATGAAAGCTTGACTTTACTAGACAAGTGTGTTACAATTAACAACAGTTATAGAGAAAAATATCAATTAGATGAACGTGAGGTAACAAACAATGTCAAGTATAATGGACAAGCTGAAGAAGAACAGCAAGGTGAAAACGACAGCGATACTGTCGGAGAGTAAATTTTTTACAGAAAAAGATATGGTGCCAACGGCCGTTCCAATGGTGAACGTAGCGTTAGCAGGAAGTATTGACGGTGGTGTCACGCCAGGATTAACTGTCCTAGCAGGCCCTTCCAAACACTTCAAAACCTCTTTTGCACTGCTTATGGCAGGGGCGTACCTAGAGGCGAAGAAGGATGCGGTGTTGCTCTTTTACGATAGTGAGTTTGGTAGTCCCCAATCTTACTTCGAGCAATTTGGGGTCGATACCAGCAGGGTGTTACATACGCCCATCACCAATGTCGAGGAACTGAAGTTCGATATCATATCGCAACTTGAATCAATCGACAGAAACGATGACGTAATAATCGTTATCGATTCAATTGGTAATCTTGCATCTAAGAAAGAACTTCAAGATGCAATCGATGAGAAGTCCGTGGCAGACATGTCCCGTGCTAAAGCATTGAAGGGTCTCTTCAGAATGTGTACACCATATTTAGCAATGAAGAACATTCCAATGCTTGCCGTCAACCATACGTATAAAGAGATTGGACTATTCCCTAAAGACATCGTGGGTGGTGGTACTGGTATTTACTACAGTGCAGATAACATCTGGATTCTGGGAAGACAACAAGACAAGGTAGGAACTGAGATTAAAGGTTACCGCTTTATAATCAATGTGGAGAAATCTCGTTATGTTAAAGAGAAATCTAAAATTCCTATCACAGTATCTTGGGACGGTGGTATCGCAAATTATAGCGGGCTTCTGGACGTTGCTCTCGCTGGTGGTTATGTCGCTAAGCCTTCTAACGGTTGGTACTGTCCTGTTGACCGCAGTACTGGTGAACTTGTGTCACCAAAAGTTCGAGAGAAGGACACTCTTCAAGAAGAGTTCTGGAGACCAATCTTTGACGGAACAGACTTCGCAGAGTTCATCAAGTCGCAATACTCAATCGGACTCGCCCAAAAAGTAGACATGGAAGAGATTGTCAATGCAGAATGAAATTGAATCTAAACTAAGTGAAGACGTTCATTACCAGATTATTCCATCCGATGATAAACACGGGTGGAATATTCGACTACTTGAAGAATTCCCTGAGACCGTAATAACCTTTGATGTTATTGAATTGGTTGAGAAAGAGGAACAAATCAGTTTCAACTTCGCAATCGTTTCAACACCTGACGGAGATTTAGATACAANCTCCTTGCCATTACAACAGTACTGTGGTAGAATACTTACTAGTTTACTGGAAGTTGCTGTTAGTGACGGAACCCTTGTTGCAGAAGACAAGAAAACAGGTGACATATTAGCATCAAACGAATTACAAGATGAAGCGGAGGAATTATATAATGAATATCAATCTGGAACAGACGATTCTGAGGAACCTATTAACTAATGATGAGTACATGCGGAAGGTGGGTGCATTCCTATCTCCCGATTACTTTCAAGGTACTTACAAAGGATTATTCAAAGAAGTAACCAAGTTCGTTGCAAAATACAACAAACTACCATCACTCGAATCTTTCAAGATTGAGATTGATGAGAACAACTCTATGGGTGAAGATGACTACCGCACGGCAGTAGACCTTCTTCCAAACCTATTTAAACCCGAACCAGAGAACCTTGAGTGGTTGGTAGAACGCACCGAGAAATGGTGTCAAGACCGTGCAGTATATAATGCGGTTATGGAATCTATCAATATCATTGATGGTAAACACCAAACCCTACAAAAGAATGCGATACCCGATGTCCTATCTAAGGCATTGGGTGTTACGTTTGATACCAATATCGGTCACGATTACCTTGCGGATGTCGATGGTCGATATAATTTCTATCACGAACAAGAAGAGAGAATACCTTTTGATTTGGATTACTTTAATCAGATTACTAAAGGGGGACTTCCAAACAAAACACTCAACATTGCACTTGCTGGCACTGGTGTTGGTAAGTCTTTATTTATGTGTCACGTTGCTGCAAGCGGGTTAGCACAAGGTCACAATGTTCTATATATTACTATGGAAATGGCAGAAGAACGTATCGCAGAACGTATCGATGCAAACTTACTGAACATACCTATTGACCAACTGGAGAATCTATCTAAGGATATGTTCACCGACAAGGTTAATCAGATTGCAGCCAAGACCCAAGGTAAACTTATTATTAAGGAATACCCGACTGGCCAGGCAAACACCAGTCACTTCCGTGCATTATTGAATGAGATGAAGTTGAAGAAAAACTTTGTCCCTGAGATTATCTTTGTAGACTATTTGAATATTTGTGCATCTTCCCGTATGAAAGGTATGGGTGGTGCAATCAACTCTTATTCTTATATCAAGTCTATTGCAGAAGAGTTACGTGGACTTGCGGTTGAGTTCAATGTACCTATCATGTCCGCTACACAGACTACACGTTCTGGTTACGGTAATGATGATGTTGGTCTGGAGGATACATCCGAATCATTCGGTTTACCCGCAACCGCTGACTTAATGTTCGCTCTCATATCTAATGATGAACTAAATAACCTTGGTAAGATTATGGTTAAACAGTTGAAGAACAGATACAATGATGCGACTGGAGCGAATGCCAAGTTTACTATCAAGGTTGACCGTAGTAAGATGCGACTGACCGATGATGACGATGAAGAGATGTTCCCTGATAATGACAAGGACAAAGGGTGGGACGATAAACCAATCTTTGATAATAGTCCGTCAGGCCAGAGAATGTCTCAAGAAAATAATAGATTTAAAAACTTTAAACTGTAGAAGGAATCTAGATGGAATACTATGCCTGGCCATTGGTCACTACAGTACTCATGTTCGCATCTTACTGGATAGGTAAGATTACTTCATTTGCTGATGGATTTGATGAGGGACATGACGAAGGGTGTCAAAACGGCAGTGTTGCAACTGCCAAAGTGGTACTCGAATATATGCGTAGTACCTATGATATCAACATAAGCGATTTTGAAATAAAAGAAATAGTTGATGGGATAAGTATAACGGAGGTCGAACAAAAAGGATAATGTACACAAAGGAAATAACTACCCCCGACATGTTTTGTGTTGAGATTAAGAGGATGTGTCTACGATGGGCAAGAGAAGTTCTTGAAGCACCATGTCGTGAACACGCATACTTAAAACGAAGAGACTTGAAACATAATGTTATCAACTCCACCCCTTGGTCGGAGTGGGATAAGATTGTTGAATTGGTTGGTAGTGAAGAAGCAAGAGAAATAAAACGCAGACAACTTAAAATGTTGCGTAAGTATGGTGAGGTCGATAGGATTGTTATACAACAGTACGATTTGCCTGAAGAGATATCTAAAGTGATACAGGATGAGGTCTTTGAACATTGGGGTATCCCACATTCAGAGACAATGCCAATCTTACAAATACAACACGGAGGTGAGTTACTACACCCCCATAAAGGTCATGCAAGAAAGTCAAGTATGTTCTGTTTGTTATCGGGAGAGGGAGAAGTTACTAAGTGGTATGATTCTAAGGAAGACTTAACCATACCGAAGTCATTTCATATTCCTGATATGGATAAACTAACCGTAGTTGAAGAACACACCTTGAGAGAAGATAAGTGGACACTATTCAACCATGAAGCATGGCATAGTGTTCATAGGAACAGTACAGTAGGAACTAGAATTAACATTGGTGTTGATTTTAAAACAATGAATATTAACGAGTGTATGGAGTATTTTAATGAGTGAAGTAAATTTGGTCGCAATTTCAAAACCAAGTGCTACAACGGATTGTCGCACTGCGAGTGAGTTGGTTGCATATACGGCTAGGGTGAGTAATCCTGCTAATCAGAGTAACACGAAGACCGCACCCAAGTTGTTAAACTATTTGATTAAAGAGAATCATTGGTCGCCATTTGAGATGGTGCATATGACTATGGAGATTAAGACTACTCGTGACATTGCACGGCAGATTCTACGACATCGTTCGTTTGCATTCCAAGAGTTCTCTCAACGGTATGCGGTGAGTGAGAACATTGATGTGGTACGTGAACCACGTCTACAGGATGAGAAGAATCGACAGAACTCTGTTGTGACAGATGACAAACATATTCAACATGAATGGGGTCACGCTCAAGCAAGAATACGTAACTTCGCAAAGAAAGAGTATGCTGCTGCCCTCAAGTTGGGTATCGCAAAAGAACAAGCACGTGCATTGTTACCTGAAGGTCTGACCGAAACTACACTCTATATGGCTGGTAGTCTACGCAGTTGGATACACTACTGTGACCTTAGACGTGCAAATGGTACTCAGAAAGAACATATGATTGTTGCAGAACAGTGTTGGAGAGTTGTGGAAGCACACTTTCCAGAGATTGCGGATATGACTAATGACTGAGATAGTAATACGAAACCAAGAATTCCTTGATACTCTGAATAGTATATCAGATGAGTTCTTTTCGTATGAAGACTATGATGACCCAAAGTACTTGTTACATCAAGGTGACATAGACAACGGAGAGTTCTATTGTAGTCGTGAACATCTCATGGAACTATTCCAGAGACAAGACGAACACATAGGATTCCCCGAATCTCACATGGGACAACCTATCACCCACATGGTCAAGGAAGACCCTGATAAGTGGGCAGGATATATGCAGAGGGTCAAGTTTGATTTCGCTGCTGAGATTGGTGCTCACACATCCGCACTACTGAACTTTTATCCTGCTGGTGGATTCGTGGGTTGGCATACCAACTGGAATGCAAATGCATATCAGATATTGTTTACCTATTCCAAAACGGGTAGTGGTTACTTCTCTTATTATGATAAGAAGTTAGATGAGATTGTCACTATCCAAGATAAGAAGGGATGGCAGGCACGTCACTACTATTTTGGAGCTTTGGATGAACCTGACCACCATTGTTGGCACTCAGCATATGCTGGTGGTGAACGACTTACTCTAGCTTACAAGTTTGTTAACAACGGGTTACACAGTCCCCAGAACGAACAAGCAATAAAGATGCGAGACTTATTGATAGAAGAAATTGAATTAAGTGCTTGACTTTTCCCCATTATGGTGATATACTGTGTACATGATGAGAAAAATAGTGATAGGAATAGTTGCGATAGGTCTACTCACAGCAGTAACCGACTCAGCAACCCAAACCACAGATATCGACAGAACACAAGAGTTCAGTCTATACTCTGAACAGGACATTCAATGTCTTGCCCTCAACATCTACCACGAGTCACGTAATGAATCCTTTGCGGGACAAGTTGCGGTTGCGGATGTAACTCTAAATCGTGTACACGATACTAGATACCCATCAACAATATGTAACGTGGTAAAACAATCAAAACTAAGTAAATGGCACCTTGAACAAGGACGTGAAGTCCCCGCAAGGAATCTATGTCAGTTCTCTTGGTTTTGTGATGGAAAATCTGACGAACCCAGAGATGGGGACAGTTGGTTGATATCACAACAACTTGCACGGAGTTTCTTGACATATGGAGAGTTCCGTGGTTTAACAGAAGGTGCGACACACTATCATGCATCCTATGTCAACCCTAATTGGGTCAATGACCGTGGTATGAATATGGTGGGTAGTATCGGTGAACATATATTTTATAGGTGGAACTAATGGCTAATATTGATTACAAATACAATGAAGACAAGGCAATCAAAGAATTGTCTGATTACATTGATGGGACGTATGCACAACACTACTCGAAGAATAAGTTTCAGGCGACTGAGTTTATTATCGATGGTGGTCATGGTGATGGTTTCTGTATCGGAAACATCATGAAGTATGCACAACGTTATGGAAATAAGAACGGTTACAACCGTGATGACTTGATGAAGGTGTTACACTATGCCATCATTCAACTACACGTGCATGACCATTACGAGAGGTAATATGCAGACATTTCACGGTTCAATGAAGTATGACATGCATGGTCGCAAACGTAAGACCAGTGCATGGACTAAGACAAAACGGTACAAACCAGAATTCAAGCCTCTAGAGAACTACTCTGTTGGTCGAGTTGATGACCATCGTGAGAAGTATCCATCAATGACTGATATGGGATATGTACCCCAAAAGGATAACTCATACAAACTTGAGGAGTCCAAGAACTTTACAGTTGCACCCGCATATAACAAAGGTGCATACCAAGTCATCCCACGGGGTGACGTTAAACACATAGGTAAATAATATGGATATAGGATTAGTAATTGTGGGTGGTTTCATGCTCTTTTGCACAGTAGGTGTTGCATTGATGGTACGGGACAGTGAACACAAGAGATTTGACAAGTCAGATATCAAATATCGTGACGGTGATAATACCTAAAAATAATTTGAAAAACGCTTGCCTTTTGATGCTGTTGTTGTTATAATAAGTATATAATCAAGAAAGGAGAGATTATGAAAGCATTGACAAAACACGGATTATTAGATTGGGACTTCATTGGCCCGATACTAGGGTTGACAGTTTTATTGGTTATTGGAGAATTGGTATGAATATATTAGAATATGATGTTTACGAGTCATTCAATCAGAATGGTTCATCAAGGAAAGGTGAGGTCTTCACTGACTACGATACGTTAGTAAATCTTTTTGGTAAACCGTCTTACACAGACGCAGACCCATATGAGAAGGTATCTTGTGAATGGGTTCTAAACGTCAAAGTCGAAGATGAAGATGACTACACCTATGAACAGGTTTCCATCTATGCATGGAAGTATGGTAGAATCCCTACCGAGAAATGCCAGTGGAACGTTGGTGGTTTTAACTATGACGCACAAGAGATTGTGAACACGATAATTGAATCGGGTGTTGAACCCGCATATAGTGAGGTAGCGTAATGAGTCAAATGGGACAGTTTGTTTTTGAATGTCAGGAGATTGCGGAAAGCAATTACAATGAGTCAAGAGACGTGGTGGTTGCTGAGGTTGAAAAGACCTTCATCAAACGACCACAAATAATTTCGATGGCGATGACGGCAACGTTAGACCATTGGGAAGAGATTCAATCAGATATGGGAAACTATTTCTGATTGGTAATATTAACCTTAACTAAGGAACTATGAGAAAAACATTTCATAATAGGAGACCACAACGTCCTAAACCAAAAGTGTGGCCTAAAGACGGTGCGAGGCAAGTCACCGTCAGATACGATGATGTTGAGACTGCATTAAAGATTTTCAAGAAGAAAATCAAGAAGTCTAACATTCTCTTAGATTTAAAGAAGAATGAATTCTTTGAAACTAGGAACGAGAAGAGAAGGATTGCAAAGAACAAGGCAATCCGCAGAGTCAAAAACCAGAGAAGGAAAGACGCTGAACTCGCAGAGAGAATGAAGTTCCGTTACAGATAAGTCACTTAATTGTCACACAACTGTAACAACTCTTATAAATATAAATATAGGAGGTAACTTGATGATTAAGTTATGGAAAACATTTAATAAGACTATGAAGTCTGGAAGACTGACAAAGGTAATCAAACTGGTGATTTATGAAAAAACAAAAAAGATTAAAGACCCGATATGCGAAAGTATTGTTTGACAACAATAGTCCTTTTAAACACAAGGTAGTACCCGATAAAACGAAGTACAACCGCAAAAAGAATCCCCGCAAAGTCGGGGATTTTTCTTATCTGTCTATTAGAATATAAAGTGACTCATCTGTCTATTAGTTCTATAAAAAGGATATAAAGTGACTCATCTGTCTATTAGTTTTATAATCATTCCAGAGATGTCATGTTTGTGATATGATTTTGCACGTGGGTTATTGTGATGTTCCTCGTGAAACCCTTCCCCGAAAGTCAACATACCCAACCACCAATCAGTATTGGGTTGTTGATTCCTATGTGAATAAGAGAAGACCAAACTACCGACCAACTTAGATATTCCAGCTGGTGCTAACCACAGATAGATTATTGCTTGTGGGTCAGTCAATAGAAGTATCAATCCCCAACAAAAGATAATCTCCCAATATCGGGATGCTTGTACCCTGTACCTTTCTACCTTCAACATGTCCCTTACATACGAGAACTTGGGTATCGATAACACTTGAGTAAAGTATGCACGTACCCATCCCTTATAGTAAGGTGAGTGAGGGTCTTTATCTGTATCTACAAACTGGTGGTGTTCTCTATGTTGTGCAACCCAACCCAGAGCGGGCCCGACCATCATGATATGTGCAAAGAACAACATTACATATTCAAACCACAACGGGGATTTGAATGTACGGTGTGATAGGTATCTGTGGTAACCCACACTGATACCGAAGGTCATGATGCAGAAGTACATGACTGCGGTGGCCATCCATTGCCACATGTTTGCATACATAATCATTGGTATGATACTAAGTATTGCGAGTGCTTGACCCACCAATAATTTTATTGCAAATGCCTTTTTCATTGGTCTTTCCTAAACTCTCGGAACCTTCTTACTTCTCCATCATAGAACAACATCTTGTACCAAGGTGTGCCTCTTCTCAAACGAGGAATTGTGTACTCTATCTTTTGTCCATTTTCGTCTACCCAAATGACATGATAACCAATCCACCTTTTAGACTGATACCATTGTGCTTTACCGCCATTCATCAACCATTGTTCTAAAACAAAGAAGTAACAGTTACTTTTGTTCGTGAATAGTCGCACGGGCCAGAACCAGATGAATATAAAACACCCGATAATAGTTAATGCTTTTCGTAGATAATTGTTCATATAATTATATATACAGACCTTTGTTTGTATAAATAACAGCGTATGGATATATTTACCCTAATAAAAGAATTGGGGTTCCCTATCGCATCTGCCTTAATTGGTGGATTCTTTATGTTTCTGACACTAAAGTATATAATGGACGGTGTAATTGGTCAGGTGAAGTCCCTCAAAGGGATAGTAGGTAGCCTTGATAACCGTGTAAAAACTATGAACCATGATATGGTTCGTATGGATACTACCATGTGTGTTGTTCTCGGAATAAGACCTGACTTAAACAGGATATCTCGAGCAGACGGCAAAGAAGATGCGAGGAGAGACTGATTGATAGACCCTATTACAGCAGTTGCTACGGCAACAGCAGCGTTTAATGGAATTAGGAAAATGGTCGAAGCGGGACAAAACATTGAGTCCACGTTTGGTCAAATAGGTAAATGGTACGGAGCGGTATCAGATTTTAATGAAGCAAAGAGGCAGGCGGAGAATCCACCACTCTTTAAAAGATTAGTAAATAAGACTTCTGTGGAAGAAGAGGCAATGAATGTCTACATCCAACAGAAAAAAATAAAAGAACAAGAAACGCAATTACGTGAACTCTTACTCTACATGTATGGCCCTGAAGCATATCGTGAGTTGACTGAGTTACGAAGAACTATAAAAGAGAAACGAGAAAAGACTGTATACGCACAAGCGAGAAGACGCAAGACATTCATATGGAATGTAGCTGGTTGGTTTGCGGTTGTTGTTCTGGGAACTTCTTTGTGGTTGGTATTTGCGTGGATATTAAGTCATAGTGGATGATGGAAACAGATATAGTAACACAAGTCAAGGACTTCGGATTTCCGATAGTTGCAGCGGTAGGAATGCTGTACATGATTTACTTCGTCTGGAAAACAATAACCACTAAAGTAGAAGAGGGGTTGGAAGAAGCAACCACTACACTGATAGGATTAATTGACCGAATCAGGATGTTGGATAATGATATAATACGATTACAACAAAAATTAGATACTGTAATCGAAATGCGGAGAAAACAGGATGAAGAGGAAAATAAGTTTAATTGATGGTATAGACGTGGTTGTTATCACAGCTGCGGTTTTTTTAATGTTCTGGGCAACCACACTTGTTGCTGCACCCAAGGAACATAAATTCAAATCACCTTCCTTTAGTGGTATCAATCAGAGTTCACATTACCTCACGATTGAGAACCAAGAGACCTCAAGAAAAGAAGCCATAAAACAAGAGATTAAAGACCTCAAAGAACAGATGGAGAGGGATGCAGAAAATACTACCCTCGCAAAATTTATTAGGAATGTGGAATCACGTATATACTCTACACTATCCAGACAGATAGTAGATGGTATGTTCGGAGAGAACCCTAGTCCTACTGGTGAATTCAATATCGAGGGTACGGGAATATCATACGTTACAGACGGTGATTCAGTAATATTAACAATAACAGATGAGAATGGCAATGTCACGACTATTACTATTCCCCTTGGTGATTTTGGTATCTAGTTGCGCTTCTATTGGCGGAGGTCAATTTGAAATACCCAACGTAGAAGAACCAGCGATACAAGATACTCTTTTACAGAAAGAGTTGAAGGAAGTAGGAGAACCTAAGAGGAAACCTACAGTTGCGGTTTACCAATTTACAGACCAGACAGGGCAGAAGAGACAAAACAGTAGTGGTGGAACTTCGTTTAGTTCTGCTGTTACTCAGGCACCAGATGTGTATCTGATACGTGCATTGACACGGGCATCAAACGGAAAATTCTTTCGTGTGGTAGACCGTCAAATTCTCGACCATTTGACGAGAGAACGACAGTTAATACGTCAAACCCGTCAAAGTTATGACGGAAACTCGGCAAATAAACTGCCAGCGCTTACTTTTGCTGGTATGATAATTGCAGGAGGTATAGTAGGATACGATACTTCTATTGACACTGGAGGAGCTGGCGCACGTTATCTTGGCATCGGCACTTCTCGTGAATTTAGTAGAGACACGGTGACAATTAATATACGACTCGTGTCCGTAGCAACAGGTGAGGTTTTGTTGGATGTTATATCAACCAAGACCATACTCTCCACGGCTTTTGGTGGAGATGTATTTAAATTTATAGAACAGGGTACTGAACTGGTGGAAATAGAATCAGGGATGACTCAAAACGAATCGGTTTCTATTGCGACACAACGTGCAATTGAAGCTGGTGTTCTGGAACTTATTAGAAGAGGAAATTCGAAAGGGTTCTGGGTAATAAACGGAGAAGAATAATGAACGTTAAATTAAGTTTTGTTATGACGTTCTTGATTGGCGCTGCTACATTCGTGTATGCAGATAATGAGATATATATCGACCAAGTTGGAGACGCTGCTACGATTGAGATTGTTCAAGACGGCACTGGAAACAAAGTGGGTGGGTCTACATCGGATACGACAAAAATGTTACTTGACGGTGACAGCATCGATTTCAATATCAACCTTAGTGGAGGTGCTAACAATATAATAGGTTCACTTATTGGTGATACTTCTACTGTAGATATTGACATCGTTGGTTCTTCGAACGACTTGTTGTTTGACGTAGATAAAGATAATGCCTACGGTGCGACTGGCGGTGATTATAAAATCGATATATCTGGTGGTAACAATGACCTCGACTTTGACTTTGGTTCATTGGATACTGCTAATGATGTTGACTTTGATTTTGTCTTGGATGGTGATTTCAATACTGGAGATATCAATATTGATGCTTCAAGCTTGACTTTTAACATGGACGCTGTTTCTGACAACTCTACCTTTTTATACAATGCAAGTGGATATGACGGACACAATTTTGTTTTGACGGGTACTGGTAACTATTGGGACATTGAAGTGAACCAAGAATCTACCTTACAGTCAGATTCATTGGAGATAGACTATGAAGGTTCAGGAACAAGCACGACAAATGCTACAATTTGTATCACTCAGTCTGATTCTGGTCTTAACACCAACTGCGGAAATTAACGCAGACGTAGGTGCTGTAGACAGAGCAGTCGGGTGGAGACAGATTGTTCGTGACGAGAATGAAATTGAGCCCTCAACGGGGCAGGACGTAATCTCGAAGGATGACCTTCGCACTGGTGAGGGTCGCCTTCAGGTTCGTTTTGTAGATGACAGTAAATTAAGAATGACCGAACATACCCGTATCGTAATTGATAACGTGGTGTTCGATGAAGACCCAAGCAAGTCTGACTTGGCGATGACGTTCGCTCAAGGAACCGCTAGATTCATATCTGGACAATTGGGTAAGGTTGACAAAGAGAATATCAGACTCAAAACCCCTACCGCATCAATCGGTATCAGGGGTACAGATTTTACGGTAACCGTTGACGAATTCGGGAAAACGCTCGTGGTACTTTTGCCAGACGTAAACGGTATTTCATCTGGTGAGATTATTGTTTCAACAATGACAGGTGAAGTTGTACTCAACAAACCGTTCGAGTCCACAACAACAACAGTTGCTGAAACCGCTCCATCTGCACCCGCAATTCTAGACTTGACGCTGGATATGTTAAACAACATAATGATTATTAATCCACCCAAAGAAGTGGAGACTCCAGATGAGTTCATGTCTGTCATGAATGCGACAAAGAACCTCAACCCTTTGGACATAGATTTTCTTGACGAAGACTTATTGGAAGAAGAAGAACTTGAACGAGATTACCTTGAGTTTAATGAACTAGACATCAACTACCTAGACGTTGACCTACTCGAAGATATGTTAGATAGCTTTGATTCACTTGGTGAAGATGTCCTTCAAGAAAAACAACAAACGAGTGGTGACCTAGCACTCTCAGGTACAGAAGAGGGTTTCGATACAGTCACTCAGGTTGCAACTATTGTGGAAGGGGATAAGGTTGCACTCAGTAGAGTTGTGAATGATACCGTAGAGATATCCGTAGATAAGAGTGCCGCAACACTAGTTATGATAGAACAAGACGGTAAAGAACTAGAACCGATTCGAATAAATGGAGTCGGAACCACAATCACTGTTGTACAATAGGACTAAATAAAGATATGGCATATTCAAAAGAAGTGGTAAAACGGTTCGAAGCCGTACTGGAAAACCCACAAGCACACTCGGTTGGTAGATTAGACCGAAACGACCCCAAGGTTGCGACAGGACTTGCGGGCGCTCCCGCATGTGGTGATGTCATGCAACTACAACTATTACTAGACGATGATGAAAGAATCGTTGATGTCAAGTTCAAGACCTATGGATGTGGAAGCGCAATTGCATCTTCATCAATGTTCGTAGATATGATGATGGGTAAGACTGTCGAAGAAGCGAAACTCATCAAAGATAAAGACATTGCAGACGCACTAGACTTACCACCAATAAAACTACATTGCAGTGTACTAGCCGAGGATGCGATACAAAAGGCAATGATAGACTACGAAGGTAAGAAGAAATCTAAATTGGGACATAACAATCCACCACCATTATCAAGAGAAGACTTCATAGAGTGACATGAAAACATGGCATGTTCTTATCAGCTTGGGGTTATTGGTAGGACTCCGATTACTTGACCCTTTCCTATTAGAGAGTGCAAGACTCTCATTCTTTGACTCTCTTCAGAGAGGTCACGGTACTCATGTGTCTGAACAGATTGTACTGGTAGATATAGATGAGAAGACTCTAGACAAGTTCGGACAGTATCCCATTCCCCGTAAGATAATGGCGGATGAGATTGATAAGATTGATGGTAGTATCATTGCATTCAACATCTTGTTCTCAGAAGAAGACAGACAGGGTGGTGACGAATACTTTGCAGATGTTCTTGCATGGAAACAAGTAGTAGTCGCAATCGCACCATCCAACAGAACCAACACAGACTACAGACCACCTCGTATCGGGACTGCGACATTCGGTGACAGAGATGCCGAGGACTTCCGACCAGAACTTGAAGGCATGTTGTTTGCACAACCAGTCATCCATGACAACTCATTTGGTTATGGTACAATATCATCTGCACAGGATGTCGATGGTATTATCCGTAGACAACCACTACTAGAGAACTTTGATGGTAGACTGTATCCCGCATTCGCATTAGACATACTCAGGATTGCAGCTGGTGATTCATCCTATCAGATATCCACAGATGACTACGGTATTCAGTTCGTTCGTATACCTAAATTCAAACCAATCACTACAGATGTAAACGGTAACGTTACAATCGCATACTGGAATGAGTTCAAGAGATATTCATTTACAGAACTGGATACTATACCAGAAGGTTCAATAATCATCGTAGGTGCGACTTTCGAGGGTTCTAATGTAGTAAGTACACCAATGGGTGCGATGTACCCTCATGATGTTCAGGCAAACCTAGTCAAGACCATGATTGATGGTGTGGTTTTAAAACGACAATCTGAGTTCATGTTATATGAGGTTATCGCAACTGTCATACTTTCTGTCATACTTCTTGGATTCATAACACTCGCACCAATATCTGTATCTGGTATGACGTTTGGTGTCATACTCATGGGGATATATTACTTTGTAACAGATACCTTCAGAACATACTTCTTATTGTTTGACCCAGTATTCCCTATAGTAACCATCGTGGTTGTATTCGCACACGGTTCCTTTGTACAGTTCTACACACAGTTTAAAGCTAAACAGATGATTAAGGGACAGTTCGGTACATACCTATCACCCGACATGGTGGACATGTTGGCAAAAGACCCCAGTCTCATGAAGCTGGGTGGTGAGAGAAAAGAGATGACGTTCCTATTCATGGACATATGCGGATTCACCCCCATAAGCGAGCATTATAAAAACAAGGACGATGCAGAGGGTTTGGTCACACTTATTAATAACTACCTCAATGAGATGACTAATATTATCCTAAATAACGGTGGAACAATCGACAAGTACATGGGCGATTGTATTATGGCATTCTGGAACGCACCCCTACCGTGCGACAATCACGCAGAGATGGCAGTCAAGTCTGCAATAGAGATAGAAGAGAAAACTAATGAACTTAGACGAAAATATCAAGAACAGGGTCTCCCCCCCATCAATGTTGGAACTGGCATCAATACTGGCGATTGCATTGTTGGTAATATGGGTAGTGAGTCTCGGTTTGATTACTCTGTCATCGGAGACGCAGTCAACCTTGCCGCAAGACTTGAAGCAACCGCAGCAAGAGGAGACTACCTTGAATACAAGACCATCTACTCTAGTTTCACAATGGAAAAACTCACCACTATTAATTCGAGACCAATAGGTCAGATTAAAGTGAAGGGTAAGGAGGAGATGATTGACATCTACACAATGGATAGATAACTTCCTTACACCCGAAGAATACTCAGAAGTCCAAGAACTCTCAGACTCTATTCACTTTCATAGTGCGGAAGAGTATGCAGATAAATACGGTGATAGTAAACATCCAGACCCCACGATTAATTTCAACTGGAAGGCCTGGCAAGTATGTAGACGTAGTGACAATTTGATGGATTATCTGGATAATGTCACTGATAAGATAAACTCTATATTTGAGTGTAAGGTCAGTAGACTTGAATTCTTCCAACACCCCCTCGAAAACTTTCCAGAGTATGTCGAATCACCCCCACAACATATCGATGCACGATTCGAATTCTCTGGTGTCTTATACTTAGACCACGGTGATATAGGACTAGGTACTACAATAGGTGACCAGTATATCGAATGGAAGCCTAATCGTCTAGTGACCTTTGATGCACTTACACCCCATAATCCCCATATGGGTGGTTTAGACCGTAAGGTTCTTACTTTCTTTTCTTATAAGTCGAAATAATTTTTCGTTCTATATACGAAAAAGTTCTAAAAAACTCCCTTCATATAACTAATCGGTCTACTTATTATTAAAATAAGTGTTGACGAAACCTGCCTAATCGACTATAATGTATATGTAAAGTCGAGTTGAGAGAGAGAATTATGGGTTATGAAGTTGGTGAGAAGGTCTGGGTCAAGTGCGTTGGTTCTGAGTGCTGGGTCACTGGTGAGGTCATTGGTGTGACTCCCAAGCGAATCAGAGTCTTCAACGAAGCTCGTGGTCTTGAAGGTTTGTATGCCCCCCATAACGTTAGTAAACCCCGTCCAAAGGTGAAATGATTATGTATGTATTGCGTTGTTTGAAAACTGATTTTATTATTGTCAACAAAGTGTTTGAGACTGTTCCAAAAGCATTGAAGTATCGCATGGAACACTTGGGACGTGATGTTGCTTGGATTGATTATTTAGAGGTGGTTGCATAATGGCTCTTGCCCCAATGAGTGTTGAACCCGTGTTAGGTGAGTTTACCGAAAAAGAGTACGGTAACTACTTCCACTATTCAGAGAACCCCGATAGAAAAGAAGGGTGTGATGAGTGGTGTTGTTTCCCCCATTTAGTATGGGTTGGTGGTCTAGACTTTCAGTATCGTTATGCCACTGTCAAGAAGACTGTTGCTTACGTTGTGACTGATGAAAATGATGACGGCAGTCCCGTTATCGAAAAATGGTTTCTTAAAAAGAATGTGGAGTATGTTGTATGATTAATGAAAATGGTATTGAAGTAATCCCTACCCATATTGGTGGTGTGTGGAACATTACACATTCCTTTACACAATCCAAGACAGATGTCTCGGAATACTACTACAACCCTGAGTTGGATGTCTTTGGTAACAAGGATGACTGGGTCTGCAAAGACGGTTGGGAACGTATTGTTGTTGACGCATCTCTGCCCGCCCAAGAAGTTGACAAAATCTTTTTTGACTTATTTTCAAAATAACGCTTGCCTTTTGATGCTGTTGTTGTTATAATAAGTGTATGTTAAATAAGAAAGGGAAAAAAATGACTGAGAAAATGATAAACGGGTTGAGAGGTACGCATCTTGCGACTGGTCTGCCTGTAGTGATTCCGATGAATTACAAAGAGATGCAACTTGCATTGGGTTCAAGTGGAACTGAAGAAGTCCAAGGGAATGTCAATGAATTATGGGACTTAATGTGTGAGGCCGTTCTTGCGAGAACTGGTACTGAAATCATTGGTCAAATTGAAATTGATTACATCGTTGTTGACGGTGTAAAGAAGACTTTCCACTAGGAGGATTATTATGGGAATTCACGTAAGTATTTACAAACAAACAAGGGACGAAGATTCGTTCTTTGGAGATAACGACTGCACCAACGGTGGTGAGTCTAGTTATTCGAAGGGCTTCACTGTGGTAAACGCAGAAGGGCCATTTGAACCGTGTGAGGATTATCCTGCCGCAGAACTTGTGATGGCAGAACCTATCGGTGGTAGAAAAATTCTAAGATTGATTCCAGTTTCCAAGAAAGGAAAGTGGACTATGTTCGGTGGGAACTATGCGGGTTGTTCTGACTCAAGGTTCTCAAGACTCTGTGACCAGTTACTTGGTGGTTCGTTCTACGGTGCGGTTGCAGTTCACGATAGAGTGGAAGGTTGAAAATAAAACTTGCCATTTCTTGTACTTGTTGTTATAATAAGTACTTAATAAATAAATAATTGAAAGGAAAATATATTATGATTAGTAAAACACTAAAACAGGAACTCCTCTCCCTGAACTCTATATCAGAGTTGAATGAGGTCTTTGCATTCGCAAAGGAAGTAATCTCAACAAAAGCTAAAGCATCGATTGAAGTCGGTTCTAAAGTTTACGTTGTACAAAAGACCAAGAAGACTCTTGGTGAAGTGGTCAAAGTAAATATCAAGAAGGCGGTTGTTATGTTGCCTGAAGGTAGATACAGTGTTCCATTAACAATGTTGGAGGTGGCGTAATGAGTCATGAAGTAGAAATGGTAGATGGTGTTGCACAGATGGCCTATGCGGGTGATACCCCTTGGCACGGTCTGGGAACCAAAGTTGCGGCGGATTTATCCCCACAACAAATCATGCAACAAGCAGGACTAGATTGGACTGTTGAAAAAGAAACTATGACCACTGCAAGTGGTGTAGAAATCGAAGGCAAAAAAGCACTGGTAAGGTCTGCGGATAATAAGGTGTTGGATGTCGTTGGTGATAACTGGAATCCAGTACAGAATAGTGAAGCGTTTGAATTCTTCTCTGAGTACTGTCTTGCGGGTGACATGGAAATGCACACTGCGGGTTCTCTGAAGGGCGGACAAATGGTTTGGGCACTTGCGAAGATTAAGGAATCATTTGATATCCTTGGTGGTGACCAAGTAGATTCTTACTTGTTGTTCTCAAACCCACACAAATATGGTAAGGCAATCGATGTTAGGTTTACACCTATCAGAGTAGTCTGCAACAATACACTATCCATGTCTTTGGGTCAGAACGTTGCAAACTCCGTGTCACTTAACCATAGAACTGCGTTTAACCCTGATATGGTTAAAGAGCAAATGGGTATTGCCCACGAGAAGTTTGCGAAGTACAAAGAAACTTGTGAGTTCCTTGCTTCCAAACAGTTCACAATGGATTCATTGATTCAGTACTACAACGAAGTCTTCCCTAGAACCTATCAAGGTAAGAAGGAAGTATCCGTTAAAGGTTATGATGACCTGACCAACAATGCACAGAAAGCGTTTTCATTCTTGGAAACACAACCTGGCGCTGAGTTCGGTGCGGGTTCATGGTGGCAAGCACTTAACAGTGTAACCTACCTGACTGACCACAAGATGGGTAGAGAGACTGATTCAAGATTGTCTTCTGCTTGGTTTGGTGCGAATCAGACTAGGAAGGTGAAAGCGGTTGAGAAAGCTGTAGAGTTTGCTCTAAGTTAATCGACTGATATATAATCGGGTAGGGGTAAAACCCTACCCATTTTTTTATAGGAAATAATAATGAAATTTGATTTAAATGATGTTGTTGCAGTAATGTGTAATAGCGGTGAATATGTAGGTAAGTTTGCCAGTGACAATGCAGATTCAGTAACAATCACTGACCCTCGCATGGTAGTAAGTACCCAAGAAGGTTTGGGATTTGCACATGGTATTTGTGTGACTGGTGAAGCAGATGTAGCTACAGTAGATATCATGAAGTCTAGTATGTGTTTTGTGACTAAAGTCAATGATGACTTACGTAAAGCATATATCAAGAACACCAGCGGTATTATTGTGTAATGAAGAAACGTAGAATATTTGTTGTAGACTTTGGTCTATGCAATTTTCACAATCTACGTATACTAGCAGAAGCTGGTCATAAAGTCTTTGTGACCAACACGGTTCCAAAACATACCCATCGAGCACCGATTGCTTACTACGAATCTTTGGGGATAACACTCATTCGGGACAAGGATGTCACCGAACGAGACTCAGTTCAAAAACAGTTCTGTATCGACAACGAGATTGATACCGTAATAAACTCATGGCCAATGTACAAGGTTCAACCTTGGATGTTGGAATATGATTATATCGGACTCACCAGAGAGGCGGGATGGTTAGAATGTCGCAAGTGGTGGACAAGGACTAAACTCGAAAAACTAGGAATCAGACTTCCCAAGTTACTGGATGAAGTGACTGTCCCTTGTGTTGTCAAACCAATACAGACATCTGGAAATAACGATAGTGCGGCAATCGTTCTCAAGGAAAACCATGTGAAGTGGGTGAGAAAGGTATTGGACGTAGACCCAGCCTTTGAGTATTACATTGAAGAGTATATTTCTGATGCTATCGAGACCAATGTAGAGTTTGTTGTCTCTGGTGGCAAATGGTCTATCTACCATCATCAACAGGTGTTAGGTGAGGATACTGCAAAGGTAGCTGGTGGATTTACCCATTGGACTCGTTTTGCGGGATACAATAGATTGTCAGATGACAACCGAGAACTTGCACTGGAGAATGCGAAGACCATTCTTGACTGGGTCGCAACTCTGGGTGGTGATTATCTGGGACAGATTACTGGACTCGTTAAGGATGGGAAGTGGTACTTCTGTGAGATAAACTCTCGCCCCGAACAATCTAATAGTCTACCCTACTTCATTACTGGGGACGAATGGTTGGAAGCCATGCATGGGAAACCTGAGATAATTGGGGACTCATATGGTGAGGTTCAGAAGGTGGTACTACAACCTACCTCTCCAGATGTCCCATATCCATTCCATCTCCACGAGAAATATGGGGTCAATATACCCTGTGGTCTGGACATTATTTCAGGCAAACATCGACTATCACGTCAATTTAGGAGTAGGTCACCAGACAAATGTATCGGAATTCTGGTGGTTGACAGGGAAATACCCCAAGAATTCATTGACGAAGTGAAAAAAGATGGAAAATATTTCGTAAGTCATTGTTTTATATAGGAATCTTATTTTCGAAATAAGTTGACAATAGTTGCCTCAGCTGGTACAATGTATATGTAAAGTCGAGTTGAGAGAGAAATATATGATGGGAAACTATGTTCAACCAGAAGAAGTCTTTGTTGGAATCGTTGGTGGTAACAAATACCAACGTGAGATAGTCCAGAAGGTTGCAGATTACTGTGTTGCTAAAATGATGCCAAGGATGCGTAAACTCGAAGTCCTGATTACTCTGAAGAGTCTGAAGTCTGAGGGTGTTGAAGGTTGGTGTATGCAACAAGATGACCGATTGTTTGACCTTGAGGTTGAAAAGAATCTGAGTCTCAAAGACTTAATCACTTGTGTGTGTCATGAGATGGTTCACGTCAAACAGTATGCTCGTAAAGAGATGGTTGACTACTACGACAAGAAAGCACAGAGTCGTAAGATTCGTTGGAAAAGAACTGTGTATGGTTACGGTACTGCATATGCCCGTCAACCTTGGGAGAAGGAAGCATTCAAGATGCAAGAAACTCTCTGTGAAGAAATTTGGGAAAAGGGGATTATATAATGGAACAGTTGAAAATGCGTTACCAAACCTACTTGTTGAAACACGAAGCGAAACAAAACAAGGGTGCGAAGTATTCTCGTGATACTGAGAGACTAAAGACCTACAAATCAGAGTGGGCATTCCAATCTCGTGCAGAGATTCCTGATTTCAAAAACCTCACAGATGCACAGAATTTCGCAAATAAACTCTACAAGAGTAAGACGTGGATTAAATTGTGGAAGAAATCTGTCGAAGAAGATGTTGGTAAAATCTTTAGTGGTCAACCCCAAGTAGTTGGTATGTCACGTAGAAGTAAGACAATGTCTGGATACACTAACGGTACTACCGTTACACTTTGTCCTACTACTGGGATGAACAAGTATGTACTGTTACATGAACTTGCACACTGTCTCGGACATATGCACCACGGACGTTCGTTCCGTCAATGCGTCCTGAGTCTGGTTGGTGCATTCATGGGTGCGAAAGAGAAGAAGATTCTCAAGGAAGAATTTAAGAAAAAGAAACTGGCCTGCGGTGAACCTCGTAAACCAATGAGTTACGAGAACTGGGTTGCGTCAGTAAGACGAATGGAGAAAATGCGTGGTGAGTAAAGCAAAGAAACAAGCAGATAAGATTGATGCGATGTTGAAGTCTGAACTTCGAGTTCGTCATCCTGAACATATTGATAGGATGATGAAGGAGTCTGTTCAACTTTCAGAAGAATTGAATAAAGCAGATGAAAAACTACCATCTATCGAAGAGATTGCAAACAGTAATCGATGGTTCAAATCTGCAACACCAAAACAAACACTAGACTGGTATGTCAAATGGGTTGCATCTTCGATGTTACTCATGGGCATGTCAATGCGTGGTATCGAAGGATTGCAGTTATATGACTTGACAATTAGTATCGGAGGTGTTATACTCTGGCTATGGGTTTCGATATTGTGGAAAGACCGTGCATTGATTGTCGTTAATTCAGTTGGTCTATTACTACTTACACGAAACTTAATAACTATGTTAAACGGATAAATTATGAATTTTATACACGAACAAATTGAACTGACTGAAATGGATGCGGTCACTACCGAAACTGGGCGTCAGTACAAGACTCCAGACGGAATCAACCTACCATCTATTACTACAGTACTGTCGATACTGTCTCGTGATTCTATTGCAAAATGGCGTAAACGTGTGGGTGAGGCAGAGGCAAACCGTGTCTCTACTCGTGCATCTGGACGTGGTACACGTGTTCACGAAATCTGTGAGAAGTATGTAGACAATGACCCAAACTATAGAGAAGGTTATACACCTGATATCATTGAGTCATTCATGCAATTGCAACCTATCCTAGATGAACGTCTAACTAAGGTCTATGCACAAGAAGCGCCTCTCTACTCTACCCATCTGGGTGTTGCGGGTCGTGTTGACTGTGTAGGTATCTTTGATGGTAAACTATCCATCATCGATTACAAGACATCTATGAAACCTAAGAAACTAGAATGGGTTAAAAACTACTTCATGCAAGAAGCTGGTTATGCTGTAATGTGGGAAGAACGTACAGGTATGCCGATTACTCAATTGGTTACCATCATCTCGGTTGATAATAATGAACCTCAAGTGTTCATTGAACACCGTGATAACTGGATAAACACATTAAAAAATACTATTAAACAGTATAATGAGGAAAATTCCACTTCCGTTTTATTATAAATAGATGTATAATTGTTGTTTATAACGTATGGGAATAATAAATGAAACGGTTTTCACAATTCCTTGGAGAGGCATATTCTTTCTTCCCCAAGACTGAGGATGAAATTTCAAAGACGCTTGCGGATTGGCCACACGATAGTGTTGCCGATGTACTCGCACTTTTCACATATCTGTCGAACAAAGGTATCGAAACACCTATCAACATCGACATGAAGAAACAGAAAGATATCAACGTTGCTCGTACATTCAAGGCAGTAGAAGATATTGCAGACATCAAACGTAACGCTGGATTGAAAACTGTACGTATCAAGTATGGTAATGGTTCTAGTGGTAATCGTGGTGTGAATAATAGAGGTAATCTGTTTGAGACTGCGTTTGCGAAAGACCTAAATGCATGGTTCGCTGAAGGTAAGGATGCGGTATCCGATGATGGTAACCTCAAGGCGATTATGCATCTGGATGAGTTGTATGACCTCAGTGGTTCCCAAACACTCAAAGTCAATGTTGTTGGTGGAGAGAATACCAAGAGACCACTAAACTTTCAGTCTAATATCGTTTTAACCAATACTAAAGGTGTGGGTAATGATATTGGTAAGAGTGTTACTGACGTTACTCTAGTAAAAGATAACGGTGAAAAGATTTATCTCAGTCTCAAGTTCGAGACTACTACCACGTTCTTCAACGTAGGTGTTCGTACCAAGTTAACTCCCAAAGAAATCAAAGAAGGTAAGATTCAGAACGCTGACGGCCTGAAGTTGTTGGAGTTGTTTGGTATTGACAACGAGAGATTCTGTGGTATATTCAATGACGATGTTAAGACCAAAGGCGGTAAAGTTATTACCAGACCAAACGCAATGGCCATGAAGATGTTACTTGAGAGTGGTATCGGTCATGGTTATCATGTTATCCATAAGATGAAGAAGAACGTTTATTCCAAGAAGATGGATGCAGCTGCGATGACCGCTGCTGCTAAGGTAGGAACATGTATAGTTCACTATGGTGGTAAGACTGGTCGTGGTAAACGTATCGACATGGAACTGAAGTCACCATACTATAAATTCAAACTAAATATACGAGACACACAAGGCAAGGATGGTTATCCCACACGAATGATGTGTGACTTCACCACCTTGAAATTCTGATGGAATTTAAAAACTTTATAACAGAACAGAAGAATACCCACATGACCCACATTGAGGATAAGGTTCTCTATGGGGGTGTCAATGGTACACGTCAAGCAATCAATGCACTACGTGAACTCCGTGACATGTTGGCGGGACAAACTGATTCTAAACTATCTACCAAGTGGGACGGTGCTCCCGCAATCTTCTGTGGTCAAGACCCAACCGATGGTGAGTTCTTTGTTGCCAAGAAGGGCGTATTCGCCAAGAACCCTAAAGTCTACAAGACTGAAGCGGACATTGAAGCGGACATCAAAAGTGGTGACCTTGCAGACAAGATGAAACTCGCATTGAAACATCTACCAGAACTTGGTATCAAAGGTGTGATTCAAGGTGACTTCTTGTTTTCAAAACCAGACCTGAGTACTGATACTATTGATGGTCAGAAGTACACCACCTTTCACCCGAATACAATCATTTATGCAGTACCCTATGACCAAGCTGACGTAGTCCGTAAGGCACAAATTGGTATTGTATGGCACACTACATATACTGGTAAAGACTTTGAATCGATGAAAGCATCATATGGTGTTAATGTATCCAAGTTCAAGACCTCTAAGAATGTCTGGTCACAGGACGCAATGTTGCGTGACGTGTCTGGTGCGACTATGAATAAGAAGGAAACCGCAGAGGTAACCAAACATTTGTCCAATGCGGGTAAGATATTCAATAAGATATCTGGTTCCACACTGCGTGAGTTAGAAGGTAATGAAGACCTTGCAACCTTGATTGAACAGTATAATAACACTTTTGTGCGGGCTCAAACTGTGATTGGCAACACTAATACGCACGTAACGGGTCTGTTGAAGTGGTTGAATGACAAGTTTCAGAAAGAGAAAGATAAGAGAAGTACTGATAAGGGCAAGGCAACCCAACAGAAGAAGTTGGATGAATTGATGAAGTTCTTCTCTCCAAGAAACAAAAAGAACCTAGTTATGATGTTTGATTTACAAAAAAGTCTGGTTCTTGCAAAATTAAAACTTATAAATAAACTTAATAGCATCTCTTCATATGACACCTTTGTACAAACCAAAACTGGTTACAAGATTAAAACAGGTGCAGAAGGATTCGTTGCTATTGACAAGTTAGGTGGTGATGCGGTCAAGTTGGTTGACCGTCTGGAATTTTCGTATAACAACTTCAGTCCAGATATACTGAAGGGATGGGATAAACCAAAGAGGTAAACCATGTCCAAACCAATGGGACTAAAAGAATTTATAAAGGTGTGTGAATCTCCTGACGAAGCATTAAATATGCAGCAACGTCTGAAGATGGCTCGTACCTTTAAGAAAAATAAAGCAAAAATTGCAATGGGTCGCAAACGTGCGGCACGTAAAATTGCATCCCCAGAAAAAATTAAGTTACGTGCAATGAAGCAAGCACGTATGACATTCTTTAAGAAAATCACCAAGGGTGCCGATAAAGGCGATTTGTCCATGGCTCGTAGACAGTCAATCGAAAAACGTCTAGAGAAAATGAAACCCAAAATACAGAAACTCGCAAAGAAACTTCTCCCCAAAGTTCGTAAAGCAGAACTGGAGAAAAAACGAGGTGGAAAGAAAAGTGATTAAAGATTTTAAATCGTACCTAACCGAAGAAACAAAGGAAGTTTATTTTACATTTGGTAGAATGAACCCGCCTACTATTGGCCACGGTAAAGTACTAGATACAATTGCAAAGAAAGCAAAGGGTGCAGACTGGAAAGTCTATACATCTCAATCAACTGGGCCTAAAGACCCACTGTCATATTCTGACAAAGTAAAACACCTACGTAAGATGTTCCCCAAGTATGGTAGAAACATCATGGTCGATAAGGGTGTTAAGACCGCATTTGATATTGCGGTTAAGTTGTATGACCAAGGATACAAACAAATCACTATGGTAGTCGGGGAAGACCGTCTACGTGAGTTTGATGTCCTACTAAACAAGTACAATGGTAAGAAGGCACGTCACGGATTCTATAACTTTGAATCAATCAAGGTCGTATCAGCTGGTCGAAGAGACCCTGACGCCGAAGGTGTTGAAGGTATGTCCGCCTCTAAACAACGTGCAAACGCAAAAGATAACGATTATTCCGCTTTCACACAGGGCGTTCCTAAGTCTATGTCAGACAAGGATACCCGTAAGTTGTTCAATGACGTAAGGAAGGGTCTAGGTCTCAAGGAAGAGACATCCTTTAAACGTCACATTGAACTACCGAAAGTTTCTGATATTAGAGAACAATTTGTCAAGGGTGAGTTGTTCGAACTTGGTGATACTGTTGTTATCAAAGAAAGCGAAGAAGTGGGTATAGTATCCGTATTGGGTTCTAACTATGTCATCGTGGAATGTGGTGACAAGAGAGTTCGTAAGTGGTTAGACGCAGTCGAACTGGTAGAAAAGAAAGCAGTACAAGACCCTGACATCAAAGACAAAGAAGGTACTCAACCTAAGAAGTACTATGCGGGTCTGAAGAAAGGAACCAAGGACAAGAGAGATGCACATTTCAAGAAGCATGGGGACAAAGCGGACGATGATGATTCCGCCTATAAACCCGCTCCTGGCGATAAGACCGCAAAAACGAAACCATCCAAGTACACCAAAGCATTCAAAGACATGTATGACGAAGACTGCTGGGACGGTTATAAACAAGTTGGTATGAAGAAGAAGGGGAACAAGACAGTTCCCAATTGTGTTCAGACAGAAGATGTATCTCAGAAAGAACTCAATGACCTTGAGAAATTCGCAGACAGACTACTCAATAAGTTCGATGTCGATATCGAATTTACAAAACATTTCGCTGACCGTATGAATGACAAACGTAACAAACCCGCAATTACTATTGCAGAGTTACAACGTCTATTCAAGAAGATGGCTGCAAACAAGGGTAAGAAAATCAAGAAGCACGGTAACAGTGAAGCAATCCTCAAGGATATGCAGTCTGATTTAAACCTACCTATTGTGGTTAACTGGAAGAACGGTGAGTTCGAAGTTGTTAACAAAACAATAATGCGTAAGAAAGCATTCAAATCCCCTGACCCTGAAGTAAAGTATGAAGGAAAGGCATTTGACAAACTGAAGTCTATGACTGTCGGTAAGAAAGAGTATCAACACGCATTGATGACATTAAAGAAACTACTCGCACGTAAGAAAAAAGAAGGTGGTGGTAAACTACCACACTCCACCAACTACTACGCCCAAAAGATTGCCAAAACTTATAACAACATGAACGATAAAGTACTTCATAACATGTTGGCTGAAGTGAATGGCGCTGGTGACGAAGGTACTGATAAACTTCTAAAGACGTATAAGAAAGATACTCCGATGGAAGAAGATGCAGTTAAAGATGCACAACAACGTATCAAGCGTGAGAAAGAACAAGACAAAAAGAAACACGACTCATTACTTGACCGTGCCAGACTTGCACGTGCAAGAGCTAAGAATAGGAAAACCAAATGATTAGAATGGCACTAACCAAACGTGCGGGACAACTCACTGAGGGTGCATTGGCAGACAAGTCTAAGAAGTCGGGTATCTCCGTAGATACATTAAGAAAAGTATATAATCGTGGTGTTGCCGCATGGAAGACTGGTCACCGGCCAGGCACTACTCCCCAACAGTGGGGATATGCCCGTGTAAATGCCTTCATAGTCAAAAAGAAAAAAGGTGGTCTGAACCACGATAAGGATTTAGCGTAACATGAAAACAATAAAAGAACTGATGACAGAAGCATACCAACAATTCTTGGATAAGTCACCTAGTAACTGGGGTGAGGAAAAGGTAGTCGCTTACGGAACCAAGAAAGGTTACAAAGTGATTGGTGTATGTGGACATGGTAAGGTAGACGGTATCGTACTGTTCGGTCTGGATGCGGGAGACAAGAAGTATGTCGGTAAGGAAGCAAAAGTCAAGACTGGTCAAACAGTATTCCGTTATGCTACTCGCAATAGTATGGCGGGTGACATCTTTCCGTTAGTTAAGATTGATGTTAAACGTGGTCTTCTATATAACCTATCACAGAAGTCAAATGATGGTGAAGTCGATTACGCAGAGTTCGACAGTAAGAGTTCTAAGTTGCGTTACTTACGTCTTGCCGCAACTGCTAACCTTCGTGACATTACTGGGTTCGACCCAGGCTTTGGTTCGATGAAAGAGTCTGTAGACCTTGACGAAGGTAAGATGAAAGAGTTTCATGGTTACGTAAAAGCAGGGAAGTCCGCAGAGTGGATTTCTAAAAAGATTGGTATAGATGTCAAAGCAATAAAGGATTTCATGAAAGATATGAAAGAATCAAACGAATTACAAGAGGGTAAGAACCTCATCCCCGACTTTCAAAAAATCGTAAAGACTAAGGGTGCAGCTAAAGTTGGTGGTGTCATGATTGATATGTTTACCGCCAGTGCTATCACCCAAGCATACGATAAAGTTAACCCCGCAATGAAGAAGAAGATGGAAGCATCTGATGTTAACAAGCTTGTTGGACTTGCACAGAGACTCATGGGAGAGTCTGTAGAAGTTGTTGCCGAAGCATCTGCAAGAGCAGACGCAATGAGAGCAATGGGTAAACGTGGTAAAGATAGTGCCGATATAGATAATGATGCAACAGACGATGACCGCAAGGCGGCATCTAAAAATGTTCTGATGCAAATCCGTAAAGCATCTGACCTACCTAAAGGTGGTACTATTGAGTTCCCTGACAGCGGTAAGAAGGGTAAGATTTCACAGGATGACGCAAAGAAGGTTTCTAAATTGTTTGACATGTTGAAGAAACCACAGGACAAACAAAAATTTCAGAAAGTAATATCAAAAGACCTGAAAGGTATTCAGGCACTCTTAAAAAGGTTAGGACGATGAAAGACTTATCACAGTTTATGGAAGCAAAGAAGATGAAGGGACTGTCTATTTACGGTTCTGAAGTATCGAATATAAAAGGAAAGGACGGTAAACTATATAATGCAAAACCCGTAATCATGGGTGGTAAATTATCGTATAGAGTTGAAGACCAATTTGGTTCATTTGAAACTCTTCCATTGAAAAAATTCGCAGCAAAGTTTGGTTAACAAATGAAAAGGTTTAATGAACACTGTAATTGTGGCCATGAATCTACTCTGATTGAAGGCAACATCTATCGTGTAGGTTCCGAAAAATACTACGAGTACTTCCGAAATGTACGGAAAGAATACTACGAAGGTAATGTAATGGTCGAACCACATGAAATGGATATCATTGAGGGTAACCTCGGTGAGTTTGCCACTTTTAAAGGTGAGAATGTTGCACTGGATTGTATCTTTGAAGAAGAGAAACAACCAGAACTAAACAAACCAAAAGCGGGTGGGCCAAAGAAATACTATGTGTATGTCAAAGACCCATCAAGTGGTAACATTAAGAAAGTATCTTGGGGTGATACTACTGGACTTAAAGTCAAGTTGAATGACCCGAAGGCACGTAAGTCATTTGCTGCACGACATGATTGTGCGAATAAGAAAGACAAAACAAAAGCGGGATACTGGGCATGTAGATTGCCTAGGTATGCCAAACAATTGGGACTATCTGGTGGAGGAAGTTTCTTTTGGTGAAACCCTACATGGAACTGAAGGTTCGTAATGGTAAGATAAGGGTTTTTAGAGAGGATGTCAAAGAGGAAGACTTGATTTGGCATAGAGATACTAAAGACAGAAGTATCCATGTCATGGAAGGATATGGGTGGCAACTACAGATAGACAATGAACATCCTATGGACTTATTAGAAGGACATAGTTATAGTATTGATAAGATGGAATATCACCGTGTAATAAAAGGTGAAGGTGATTTGGTTATTAGAATATATGAAGGTACTTAATGTAATTTATCGTGGTGGGGCTGGTGGTGAATTTTTTGGTGGACTCTTACAAGAACTTGAAGAGATTGCAACCAAAGAATTAATAAACAACCCCGTCATAGAAAGATGGTTTTTGAAGAGAGAAGATTACCAGTCACATGAAATAGAAGTGACCAGAGGGAATCCTAGAGAAGTTCAGAAACCAGAATGGAATAAAGACTTGTGGAATGTTAGACTAGACCACGGGTATGGATTTCCAATCAATCAAGAGTTCTGGACAGAGTATTGTTGGAACGATTGGGATGAGACGAAGACTATTGTGTTCCTCTCAAAAACCAGAGAAAGTCTGGATTATACTCAACAACTTGCAAAGTGTAAGTTAGTTAGGGATGAGGACAGAGAAGCTGGTATGAACATGATTAAGGATGGTATTCTTGCTCATGACCAGTTTTGGAATAGACCGTGGGAATCACAGGCAGAGATGTTTGCGATGTGGATGGATACAATACCCATAGAACATTCCATGTTATTAGTTGACCCTTGTGAGTTATTTTTTAATAACAAGGAAGATACCAAGACAGAATTAAAGAGAGTCAGTGAATATCTGGGTATGAAGATACCAAGTAACTGGCAAAATAAGATAGAAAGTTATAGACTCAAGAATAGAAGTCTTATAAATAACACTATAATTACTTAATTAATGGGAAATCACGAATGGCAACGGAAACACAGTCGCAGAAACTAAGTAGAATTGAGTCAGATTCTACCGCTAGGTTTGACCGTTTAGAAGTTAAACTCGATAAACTTGCGGAAGCGTTAGTTGCTCTTGCTCGTGTAGAAGAGAAAATGATAGCAGTGGAAAAAAATAATAGCAACAACTTCGACAGAATGAACAGATTCTCTCAGAAGTTAGATGAAATAGAAAAGAAGGTTGATGATAACGCACATACTGTGGGAATCATCAATAAAGTAGTTTACCTCATTAGTGCAGCAATAATTGCTGGACTAGTAAAATATATGTGGATGTAGGAGAACACCATGCGAACAAAAGATATGAAGTCATTAATGGATGCCTACAACCAAGTCATCCTAGGCGAGTCGTTAGAAATTGACGAAGCTAGACAAATGAAAGACCCTAAGAAAGACTCTATGGTCTCTAAGGGTGGTAAGACAATCGTAATCGATAAGTCAAAAGAGAAGGAATACCTGAAAAAAGGTTGGCAACTCGCAGAGAAGAAACTTGACCCTGTCGATGACAAAGCAAACGATAAGAAATTCAAAGACCGCAAAGACAAAGACATCGATAACGATGGAGATGTAGATTCTTCAGATGAGTATCTGCACAAGAAACGTGCGGCTACTGACGATGCAATTGACGGTGGTAAGAAACCTGCTAAGAACGTCAAGAAAGAAGAAGACGAAGAAGAGTCTGACGAACCTAAAAAGAAGAAGCCTTTCCCACCTAAGAAAGATGGTGAAGAAAAGGATGACGAAGACAAGGGTGAAGAAGAGTCTGAAGACGAAGAAGATAAAGAAAAACCTAAAGTAGCTGGTAAGAAAGATGACAAGAAGAAAGTTGCATCTAATGCCAAGACTGCTGAAATCTCTAAGATTGGTGAAGACATCGACTTGACTGATGCAACTACTGACCTACTCAAGATGTGGGAAAGTGCCGCAAAGAAAAGTGTTAAAGGTGCTACTGATAAGGGTGAAGAGATTGATTCTAAACAGTCACCTAAAGCTAAAGAATTTGACAACTCTCATGATAAGTCTGAGAAAGATATCGAAGACAATGTAGAAGATGCCAAGAAGAAGTCTAAGAGTGCTGAAGGTGGAACCAAAGCAAACTCTGGTAAACGTCCTGTAGATAATGCCGCTGGTGACAAGAACGTTGTTAAGTCAACTGAAGTCAAGGAAGAGACTGCGGAAGAAGTTNTCGCACAGGCACAAGACATTATTAACGGTAAGACTGTATCCGAGATTGCGGATATGCAGGCTGATAAACCAACGAATCCTCATGATGCACGTACTAAAGACGCTAAGAAGTTTTTAGAACGTATGGCAAAAAGACGTGGTTACGTTAAAGCAGAAAANGGTGATTGCTAATGATAGTATTACAAGGAACTCAAGNTGCATGTGGCACCACTAGTGGTGCTGCATCTAATTTTGGTAGTGCATCCGCAGTAAGGTTGATTAATACTCATACTGCTGCTCACCTAGTGACTCTAGAACAAGCTGGAGGTACTGATATCGGTACTTTTACTTTGGCGGCTGGTGCAACAGAAGTACTGAAGAAAGCACCTACCGATAAAATATTCGCTGCAAATGCTGGTGTACTTGGTGTTGCAGTCGGATTCTCACATTAAATAGAAGGTAATTATTATGGCAATTAAAGCCCCCGCATGGTGCGAAAACGCAGTTCCAACAACTCTTGGTTGGGAAGACCCACAGACTGGTGAATTATATAAGTCTGGTGGATTCACTCCAGAAGAAATTGCAGAGTTTCACGGACAACCTGTCCCACAAGTACTAACAGAAGTACCCGCACCTAGAAATGATTTTGTAAAGACTCCAACAATGCTTACTGAAGCACCTGTTGGTGGTAAGTCTCTAGAAGAGATGACTAAGATTGAACTAGAAGCGCTAGGACGTACCCACGGTATTGAACTAGACCGTAGACGTTCAAAGGCAGACTTGATAGATGAAGTGAGTGAAGTCTTAGACCAGTAATTTTTGAGAGGGGGAGAAATCCCCCTTATACATAACTATATGATGAAACTGACAAAAGATAATCTTACGGTATATGCTGCTCAGCATTACCATAATCCCAAATGTATTGATAGCGAAGAGTTCTTCGAAGACTTAAAGAAATTTAAGTATGTGAAAAGATTACTCAATCGATATCGTGACACCGATGTTCTATCGGAACGTCTCATCCTCAACCACCTCATAGTAATATTTAATGTATTCGGTATTCAGCCAGGACTTGATATCCTAGAACTGAAAATCGAACTCGAACATTGGGGTGTACTCAAACCATTCCTCATATTCCTCAAAGCAATCAAGAACCATGAATATACCAATATTCAAATGGATTCTAAAGTAGTCGAGGCACTAAGACAGATTTCCCAATCCTAATGGAACAACAGATTGACCGATGCGGTGACTGTTATTCTTGTTGTAAGTCTTTTGGAGCTCTCAATAATAATCAGATACAACTAATCAATTTAGATATCCGATATGAATGGGGTAGATGTAATAAACTCTGTGATAATAATCGATGCACTATATATGATACCAAACCGCAGTCTTGTTCTGATTACGAGTGTGTCTATGTAGAATCTGATTTACCCGAAGAATATATTCCCGAAAGAGTTGGGTTTGTTACTAACCTACGAACACATAAAAATATTCATTATCTAGATGTGACTCCCAATGAATCTCTGAAACATAAATTTACCTCAGAACAATTCTTCCAAGATAACTATACAAACATTATAACTATGAAAGAGACCGCAGAAGAAATGTGGTCGGTTAGCGTACCTATGGTTAGGGTATGTACCGCAGCTGGAGAACAACGTTTTTATGTCTGAGATTATCCCTACAGAATCACGTTGTGGTGACTGTACTGTCTGTTGTGAAATCATGGGTTATACTGGTGCATGGAAGGATGCAGACAGATATAATGAAGCAGAGTTCTATGGTGTAGATTACGGTGCGTGGAGTACCTGTAATAAACTATGTGATACGGGTTGTTCTATTCAAGAAGACAAACCAAGAATATGTGATGAGTTCTTTTGTTCCTATATTGAACACGACTTAGAAGATAAATATAGACCAAAGAACTTTGGTTTTGTTGCACATGTACAGAAGTGGAACGGTAAGGTTGGTATCCTGTCAATGGACAAGACATTACCACCAGAGATTCAATATGATAACAACAAACGAAAACTGGATGAACTGGTTGAAGAGATACTTGTAAGTGAAGGTAGACAACTACAGGTAGAGTTACACACCAAACAGGGAACACTAAGACTACGATGAGATTCTTTATTTGCAAAGACCCTACGAAGTTCAAGAAACGTGAATACACACAGTACGGTCAATGGTGTTATTACCATGACGAACTGGTGAATGTCTGGAAAGGGCCAGACTATATTGTCGTATATTCTGGTTACCTTATTGAAGGTGACATCGAAGATGTATGTGAACGTTGGAGTTTCAATGAAGAGAATGGAAACTTTTTTGCAATCAAACTGACCAAAGACAGTTTTGAGATATCGGTTGATTACTTCCAGAACCATAAGATATTCCTTGCACGTAAGTACGGTACAGAGATATCCAATTACGTGCCATATATGACGTGTCATAAGTCAGATATCACCAAGACCTACTTGGAGTATGGTCAGAAAGACCCACAGTCTCGTGAGTTTGGTGTGGAGGAGAACACAACATTCTTTGACCATATCAACTCATTCATTCCATCCTACGACTACGTGGGTGATTGTAAGAAAGCACTTGAGGAAGATAAGTGGACTGACATCGATGCACTTACTGATTACATACACCAATGTATGACTCAACACTCCAATCTAATTAGGTCTCGTTATAAAAACAGGTTTATCTCTTTGAGTGAGGGAATCGACTCCGCAGTTCAATCGCAGTACTTCTACCATGACCCACAGTATTGTTATACAATGTTACCTTGCCATGCGGGAGATGATGGGTTAAAATATAAACAGATTCAGGCTGCAAAGTTTCCTGACGTGTCATTCGAAACCTTTGATACCAACAAAGCAATCGAACACACACTACAGTATTTAAAAGATGGGTCTACCAGATGGGCATCTATTATACCCACAATGAAACAGGTAATGGATTGTAAGATAAAACCTGATATTGTTATGTATGGAGTTAACGGAGATGAGATGTTCTTCCGTGATTTGATTCCACACCTACACATGTTATTGGTAGAACATAAGGGTGAGAGGTATATAGAAGCTGCAATTCAAAATATTATTGATGAGAAGACGCATCATTATGGTGCATGTTATACACTGGGTACACACAAGACCACACAGACCTATCTAGATGAATGGTTCGAGGAGTGGGTCACTGAGGACATCGACTGGGAGAATGCAGAACACAACATGTTAAAACTCTTGACACCTAAGTTGTACACTCGTTCTATCAGTGCCAACAACGATGTACTTACCGCATCCCTATATAACGATAGAAGGATATATCACGAGGTCTTTAAAACACCTAAGAGTTTCCTATTGGGTGACTCTATGGACTCGCCCATACAGAGAAAGATACTGAACAAGTTTGCCTTTGAGTGTGAGACACCACACAAAGACCAATTATATGCGGTATATGAAGGCATGTTTCACAACATTTTTCGTGCAACTTGGTACAGAGATATCTCGCAAAACATATAAGTAAAAGAATTTCTGAGTATAAATAGAACTATGGGAATATTAAAAACAGCAGCAGACTTAGTCTATACGATACGTTTCTTGAAACTGTTAGTCACTCCATTCGATAAGACTGACGCATACAAGAAAGGTATTATCAACGCAGACGGTACACGAAACAAGGAGTTTACAACTCTCCGTGTTGATGACCGTGAAGCCTATCGTTCGCATTACACCCCCTTTCATCGACTCGTATTTAATCTGAAACGTCTAATGGCAAAAGTGCCTGGCGGTCAGTCTGTTGTTGCAAGGTATGGTGCTGCTCTTGCCCTTATTAAAGAACATGGCACATTGAGTGATGAACGAATAATGCAAATCCATGAAGAGACTGGTATTGATATCTTAGATGTCCTTGCAGAAGAAAGTTCTTGGTATATGCTTGAGGACAAAGAACTGTCGCCTGGCATTTATCGTATGAGACACGATACGGTGACCGCAACGAAATGTGACGATATTGTAAAGAAGGACGATAAAATAAGAATTGTGGAGTCAGATGCAAAACCTATTGATGAGGTTCTTGGTCTGGACATCTACAGAGGAATACACGAAAACTCTAAACAGTACGTGTACTTCACAACTGGGGAGATTACCCGATGAGAAATTTTAATAAGTTCTACGAAGAAATGACAAGCACTGGTTCCGTAGTTGGTACTGGTGATGACAGTGAAACTGTCCCTGTTCATCTAGGAAAGAAAAAGAAGAAAAAGAAGCCCGAAATAGTAAAAAGGTTTATTGAAAATAGAAAACGTTGGAGTAAATAATGCTAAGTGGATTATTAGGTAGTGTGCTAGGTTTTGGGGGTTCAGTTGTACCCGCAATCACAGACCACTTTAAAACAAAGTCAAACAACAAACACGAATTAGAAAAGATGGAAAAGATGGCAGAACTCCGTGCAAAGGGTTATGACCATGAAATCAAAATGTATGAACAGATGGGTGCTGATAAAGAGCATGACCGACTGATTCAACATGACATCTCAATCAACCAAGGTACTGGTATTATTGCGGGTCTACAGAAGTCTGTACGTCCTGTAATCACATACTGTTTCTTTGGATTGTTTTGTGCAATTGAAATCACCCTATTGAGAGAAGCACTCGCAAGTGGTGTTCCTCTGGCAGACTCACTGGGTTTGTTGTGGGATGGTGACACCAAGGCAATCTTTGCCGCAATTATCTCGTTCTGGTTCGGTTCTAGAGCGATAGATAAACAAAGGTCAAAATAAGCTTGACTTTTTGCCCCTGACGGGGTATAATTACAATACTGAAAAACACTGGGGTTATAGATACTATTACCCCCTAAAAAACTATACTCTATGGAAAAGTAATATGACCCTCAAACTTGATAAAAAGAAGGATAGTCTACTAGCAGAATATGCAGTAGGTATGCTTAAAGATTTCTATTTAAATGATTATGAAAAAAGTCCACAAGAGGGTTTCGCAAGAGCAAGTAAAGCATGGAGTAAGTACCGAGATGAGATGGACGATGAACTCGCCCAACGTCTGTACAACTACGTATCAAATAAGTGGTTCATGTTTGCCTCCCCTGTTCTATCCAATGCACCTAATGGTCACGACCAGAAGAGCAAAGGAATGCCAATCTCTTGTTTCCTTACCTACGTACCAGATACACTCGAAGGTTTGATTGGACACTCTTCAGAACTACGGTGGTTATCCGTATATGGTGGTGGTGTTGGTGGTCATTGGTCTGACGTAAGAACTGTTTCAGACATTGCGCCTGGCCCTATGCCATTCCTACACACAGTTGATGCAGACATGATTGCGTATAGACAGGGTAAGACCCGTAAAGGTTCTTATGCTGCGTATATGGATATATCGCATCCAGATATTGTAGAATTCATTAACATGAGAATTCCTACAGGTGACGTGCAACGTAAAGCACTAAACTTACACAATGCAATTAATATTACCGATGAGTTTATGGAAGCGGTTATGTCGAATAGTGATTTCGACCTACGTGACCCCAAGGACGAAACGGTTAAAGAGACTGTTAACGCACGTAAGTTATGGGAACGTATTCTTGAGATTCGTTTTAGAACAGGTGAACCATACCTGAACTTCATCGATACTGCAAATGATAGTTTACCTCAACCATTAAAAGACAAAGGACTAAAGATTCACGGTTCGAACCTTTGTAATGAAATCCACCTACCAACGTCCGATGATAGGACTGCGGTGTGTTGTTTGTCGAGTCTGAACTTAGAATACTACGATGAATGGAAAGATACAACTATTGTTCGGGATATTGTTAGGATGCTCGATAACGTACTTGAGTATTTCATTAACGAAGCCCCCGACACAATCCCACGTGCAAAATATTCCGCAGAAAGAGAGAGAAGTATTGGACTGGGAGCAATGGGATTCCACTCCCTTCTACAAAGGCACGGAGTCGCATGGGAGTCAGAAGCAGCAAGAGAAATCAACCGAACCTTGTTCGACCACATTAAGTCCGAAGCAGTTAAAGAAACTGAACAACTTGCTGAAGAACGTGGGGAATATCCTGACGGCATTGGAAGTGGAAGAAGAAACTCACATCTGTTGGCAATCGCCCCAAATGCATCCAGTGGAGTGATTCTATCAACGAGTCCATCTATTGAACCATTGAAGGCAAATGCATATACACATCGTACACGTGCTGGTTCATTTCTCGTAAAGAATAAATACCTTACTCGACTCTTGAATGAGAAGGGTGAGAACAATGAGTCTAATTGGACATCTATCATTACCAACAAAGGTTCGGTACAACACTTACCATTCCTTACTGAAGGTGAGAAGGCAATCTTTAGGACTGCGGATGAATTAGACCAAAACTGGGTTGTTACCCATGCAGCTGAACGTCAACAGTATATCTGTCAAGGTCAGTCGGTAAATCTATTCTTCCCATCTGGTGCAGAGAAATCTTATGTGAATAAGGTGCATCTGAAGGCATGGAAAGAAGGATTGAAAGGTCTGTACTATTTACGTACAGAGGCAAAACAACGTGCAGAGAATGTATCTGAAAAGGTAGAACGTGTTGCACTTGCGGGTGATACCCGTAGTATAGTTTATAGTAAAGCAGATTGTCCTTTCTGTTCTATGGCTATGGAAGAACTGAAGTTAAGAGGAATACCATTTGACAAGATTGACTTGAAAGAAATTGGTAAGACTGCCGCTGAGGTAACAGGACGTAAAGTAAAAACAGTACCACAAATTTACATCGAAGGTGAATATGTCGGTGGGTACGAAGAGTTGATGGAATATTTAAACAAACCAATAGAAACAGACGAAGACGATGAATGTCGTGCTTGCGAGGGATAACAAATGGCATTATTAGAATTTAGCAAAACATATAAACCTTTCCTCTACCCTTGGGCAGTGGAATTAACAAAGAAACATGAAGAGGTTCATTGGGTCGAAGATGAAGCGGAACTATCCGAAGACATTCAAGACTGGAGAACCAAACTGAGTGCAGAAGAGAAAGAGTTCATTACACAGGTACTACGTCTGTTTACACAGAGTGACGTACAGGTAGGAGAAAACTACCACGAGTTATTGATTCCTAAGTTTAAGAACAACGAAGTTCGTAACATGTTGTCTTCATTTGCAAACCGTGAAGGTGTACACCAACGTGCATATGCATTGTTGAATGACACACTGGGATTACCAGACGAAGAACATTCTGCGTTCATGGAATATAAAGAGATGGCAGACAAGATTGACTTTATGAAAGAGGGTGACATTAACACCCAAACAGGTCTTGCACTGGTACTTGCACAATCTGTATTCAACGAAGGTATGTCATTGTTCGCATCATTTGTAATGTTGTTGAACTTCCAACGTTTCGGTAAGATGAAAGGTATGGGTACGATTGTAGAGTGGTCTATCAGAGATGAGACTATCCACGTACANGGTAACGCAAAGTTATTCCGTGAGTTCACATCCGAACATCCACGTATTGTGAACGATGAGTTGAAGTCTAAAATCTATCAGATGGCACGTAATGCTGTCAAACTAGAAGACCGATTCATTACACTTGCATATAAGTCTGGTGATATAGAAGGTCTATCTGAGGCAGATGTTAAACAATACATCCGTCACATTGCAGACCGTAGATTACTACAACTAGGTATGAAACCTAAGTTTGGAGTAAAGGATAATCCACTACCTTGGTTAGACTGGGTACTGAATGGTGCATCCCACGATAACTTCTTCGAGAAACGAGTTACTGAATATTCCGTTAATGGAATGGAAGGTGACTGGGGTTGGACAGAAGAACCAGAGAGTTGCGGGTTGGATGTCAATGCGACAAGTGTTGCCTAGTGGAAGAAGACGAAACTTACACATTGGAATGTGCGCTCTGCGAAACTGAGACCGAAGTACTTGTAAAAGATTCGGAAGAAGAACCATCGTACTGTCCTATGTGCGGAGTTACGATATCATAAAAAACACATATATACCAACATGTGGATATATGAAGATAAAGAGTTTGAACCAGAAGACGAGTTCTTGGAACCATACCAAGGATTCGTCTACTGTTTAACTGAGTTGAGTACTGGTAAAAAGTATATTGGTAAGAAATTTTTCTGGAAACCCAAGATACTCCCTGTTACAAAAACAAGAAAAAGACGCAAAAGAACACGGGTTCAATCCGACTGGCGGAACTACTATGGTTCGTCCGAACAGGTAAAAACCCTGTATGAAGGGGGCCACGAGTTCGAGAGAACTGTTCTAAGACTGTGTCGTACTAAAGGTGAGTGTTCATACTACGAAGCGAAACTACAATTTGAATATGATGTTTTGTTGAGTGATGAATACTATAATGAGTTTATAGGTTGTAAGATTCATGCAAAACATATTAAATCGTGACGCAATTTCTCACGGACGTGGGTTTGTGTTTGATAAGGTCGGTAAAAAAACCGTCTGTTTAGAAATAAATAAAATAAAGAATTTACTCTGGGATGCGGGTGCAAGAAAGGGTGATATAGTAACTATCGGTATTATGATAGTTGATATAAAACATATCGCTTCTATCTTTGCGTGTGCAGAACTAGGATTGAAAGTCTTTATCCTCAATAGTCCCGCAACAATAGAATCCCTACCATTTACTAAACTTGCACTCCATGGCCCGAGTGACTTTCATATCTACAGTTCTGAAGAAGATACTACTGGGGTTTATAACGGTCTCCATGATGAGATGATAAAACAATACGGTGGTATTGGTATTGATGTCATGGAATCTTCCTCAGATAGAAATATCAAAGGTGAGTTAGTATATCCAGAAGACACATTCTTAATAAGTTCTACCAGTGGGACAACCAAAGCATCTAGACCAATATTGTTTTCACACCAAGAAACAATGGCAATCGCCAAACGTAATATAGATATATTTTGGTTTGGACATGATGCAAAGGTTATTCATTCTAGGAATCTACATCATGCATCCGCAATCATGACGCATCTATTACCCGCACTTATGAATGCATACTCACATAGTTCTTTTGCACTGGGTCATGATGGGTCACACGAAGAAGATTACGATTATCTGAAGGGTCTGAAAGATTTAGCGGACAATCCTCCATCAAACATTATGATGCCTAATAAGAATGTTCTCTTTGATTTTCTAGAGAGTTTTGCGGGGCCATTCAAAAGAACTGTAAACATTAATATGTGTGGATTCGTACTAGACCGAGACTTTGTTGACCTTGCGAAAGAATACAATGTTTGTTTTCAGTCACATTACGGTAGTATTGATACCGCTATCCCCTTATTAATAAACCGTGTAGACAAAGATACAATACATGTTCCTAATTCATTAGGAGTACTATGCGATGACTTTTATACGACAACCCTTGAGAATGGTCGTATGAAGGTAGAATCCCCATTCTGGAACGAACCAAGGTACATGGACGATAAGATAGAGTTGTTTGATGGCGAATATATTTTAATGAGTAATCGTCCAGTATGTCTAGAAGAGATGGGTGTACCAGATGATTTTGATATGTCTCCATTTTCCCACGATACCAAAATAGACTTTGAACAGTTGAGAGGATATTTAGATGTTATTGACAAACGGATGTAGTTTTGTCTGGGGCGATGAACTCGAAGGGTATGAGGACAAACCACCGACACATTACCCGCACACGTTTACACATCAACTTGCAAACAATCTGGGTGTTGAATATACTAACCTTGCATGGTGTGGTAATTGTAACGAGAAAATATTTCGTGATGTAATTACCTATTTGACAACTAAAGAGAAACCCTCACACCTAGTGATACTTTGGTCTGACCCACTAAGAAAGGAACAATTATTAGAAGTTCGTGATGAACGGTTGCCACAGGTTCCACGTCAGATTTCTATGACCCAATGGCACGAGAATCGTGCCGAAGACCTTGAACTTTCTATGAGTCCTACAATCGCAAGGAAGTGGTCTCGAAACGAAATATATAATAAAAAACTTTCTTTTGATAGAGTTCCAAGAGTCGTGGATATGGCCGTCTCCACATTTGGAACACCACTGACACATCAATTGACCATGCAGGCAACCATACAGAAGTTATGTGATGCGATGGACATTAAAGTTGTACAGGGAACCTTCCATTCACTTGTACGTAAACAATTAAACTTCTGTATGGAAAGAATCAAAAAACACGAACACAACTGCGGTGGACAAGTGGTTCAGTGGAGAAATTGGGTACTTGATACCCTTGCTTTCATACGACCAGAATGTCAACTTGGATTAGTTGATGGTGAAACGTTATGGGACAAACAAGGAGACCGTCCATTGAAAGAACATGGCCACACAGACGAACAATCTCATAAAGAGTATGCAGAGTATTTAACAACAGTATTTGAAGATGTTATTAAATAGACACCTAATTAGAGAAGACATTCGAATCGATGGTTTGAATAGGGAAGATTTTTTTCAAGCCATCAACAGAGTGAAACATCTACTCATATCCAAGGGTGTTAGTAAAGGTGAGACCACAACCGTTCTTATTCCTAAGAATGGTGTATTACAACTTGTTTCTATGTTTGCATGTCTTGAACTGGGATTACCCCTTTGGACAAACGATGCGAAGTTCTGGAAGTCAACTCTTAAACGGACAAAAGTTCTTGATTTTGTCCAGATAATGTCCGAAAAAGATTTGAAGTTTTTACCACGGAATAGAGTGGGACACGTTCCTGACATACATCACCATTTACCAAACTTCCACATTATAAGTGAACTGTTCAAACTAAACGAAGGTGTGAAACTAAGCAATTCACTTGCAAGTGAGATAAACGGTATGCCCACCCACGATATTCAGCCATGGGAAGTAACACCCGATGATATTGCATTTATGTACACCGACAAGTTCTGGAGTCAACAAGAGAACCCCTTCGAAGACAGAATGTCATCACATAGAAATACATTAGATGTGACAACCGAATACATGTCTCTGTATAAAGATAAACATGCTGGATATGGTATGTCATATCACCATCATAATTCTTTTGTTAAGAACATCCTACCAGCACTCATGAGTGCCAAGACTCTGAGTTCTCTATCCTTTGCACCCCCAATCTACCCACTATATGAGAAATTCCTTTTGAGGGGTATTCGTAGGTTACGTAAGTTGGATATCATATACCAAATCGAAGAGCCCATGATGGATATCGCTCTACAATATATGGTAGAGAACGGTCAAGACTTCGAGAATACCCTTGAAATATATACCCACTCAGACCTCAATCCCGACTGGGAAGACAAATTAAACGTAAAATTTGTGTAAAAAACCCTTGCCTTTTGTTGCTGTTGTTGTTATAATAAGTATATAAAATGAGAAAAGGAAAGAATATGTTTAAAGAGTTTATCGAATATGTTAACGGGTTCTATGGTCTAGAAGGTATCTACGCCAAGAATGACTACGCAACTATCCCCCAAATCCAAGCTGCGACTGAAGCGTACATCAACAGGTTGACTGAGACAGTCACTTGGGGTGGCGGTGATAGTCTTGACAGAGAAAGGGTTGGTGAAATCCTTGTGAGTGAAATGGGTGTGAAACTTTATTGAAAAAACCCTTGCCAAAAGTTGCTGTTGTTGTTATAATAAGTACATAAACTAAAGAAAGGAAAGAAATTATGGCGTATGTATCTCAAGAAGAAAAGAAA